TTACTCCCAATTCGACTTATTCTTGTTTACTGCCTGATACACCAAGTCATTTCGGCGGGCCAGTAGCTCGTCAATGCGCCGGCGCTTCTCCTCTGCGTTCATGGTGCGGTCACGCTGGATCAGCTCAATTCTGTTGCGTACCACCCGCACCTGCTGCTGGGTGCGACTCAGACTGCGACGCGATTTCAAGATCCCGCCTTGCTCATCCAGCAGCTCATTTGCCCTGTCTGGCAACCCCTCGCTGCGGTACTGGTCAACGGTGCGCTTGAGCTGGTTCACCTCGTTGAGCATCTGGTAAAACTCCTCAATGTGCTGGGTGGACTTGGCCGGACCGGAGCCGCGGTACACGGCTTTCACCAGCGGGATTTCGTCTGCCCGCCAGCTTGCCGACTCGCCGGGTCTGGCTGCCCGGATCAGACCATCGGCAGCGGCCATCACATAGCTGCCCATGGTACCGGTATAACCAATTACCAAGTGTTCAAGCTGCTGGGGTGAGAGACCAGACAGGTCACCAAGCTCGCGCATCAGCAAGCTGGTCTGCTCGTTGTAACGAGCCTCGGCTTTGACGGCCAGATCCTGCGGGTTATCAATGGGGCCGCCACGGAAGCTGTCATAGTTGAAGGCCGCCTCCACCAGCGGCTTCACGATCTGCGGGGTCGGGTTGAGCGCGAAGGTATCGCCGATCGCCCGGGCCACTGCCTTGCCGAACTGAGCGCCAGTATCCTTGTCTCCCATGGCGCGCACCATGCGCTCCGGGATGGTGCCAAACATCACACCAATCTCGAACGGCTTGGGGATGCGGAAGTGCTGATCACCAACGAAGAAATGCCAGTTGGCGTCCTTATCCCAATCCGGCAGCTCTTCATATCGCTCATCATCCCAGTTGGCGGCCAGCAGGCCGAGCGACATGGCGGTGATTATGCCGGCACGCTTGGCAATTTCACGCGGATTGTCACGCAGCTCCCTGGTCAATTTACCCAGGCCCTGCAGGCGAGCGTTGAAGAACGGCAGGATCATGGCTGCGCCTTGAATGGCTCGTGCCGCCCCAAGCATGGAGAAGTCCATCAAGTCCTTTGACTCGAAAGCCGCCTGCGCGTGGCTCTTGCCTGCCTTGATTGCCGCATCATAGACCGCCTCACGGTTGGCGTTCTCCAGCGCCTCGCCATAGCGGTTGTACTTCTCCCACACATTCGCGACCACGCCCTTGGCTTGAGCTGCATTGCGGATGATGCTCTTTTCGTAGCGGGCAATCTGCTCCGGCGTCATCCCCTTGCGGCGCAGCGACTTGCGCACGGTATCGGCCATGGCCGTCGGGTCGTTCCCGTTGACATAGCCGCCCAGGAAGCTGGCTCCGCTGAACATCACATCAATGGTGCTTCCATCCATCGCCAGGGTCTTCTTAACCCCCTTGATGGAGTCGATCACCGGCTTGAAGCCGTCCTTGCTGATCGCCCAACTGGAGAGCGAATCGCGCAGGAAGTTGCGCAGCATAAATTCCGGCGAGGCTGTCACCCCGGCCGTCAGCAGCCGCTTGGCTTTGGATGCCATATTGACCATTGAACCGAATGGCTGGCGGTCAAAGAAAGTCATGGCCCGGTAAAGGTCAGGATCCTCAACCCGGATCATGTAGTCCTCCCCTTCCAGCTTGACGGTGATCAGGTCCTTGCCGTTCTTGAGTGCGCGCCAGTCCATCATGTTGGGCTTGGCGACCACCTCGATGAGGCCAGTATCCGCAAGATTCCACACGGTCTTTTGCGCCGCCATGTTCTTCATCGAGGCGTCGATCAGCTTGCTGGTGCTGGTGAAGATGTTCTCGAGCAGGTCGTTGGTATTGGCCTCGCCTCCCTTGAGCTTCTTGATGCCGGCGTTCTGGTTGGCAATCCCCTTTGGCTTGAAGGGGGCGATCACATCGCCGTCTTCGGATTCCCGGAAGAACGGGATGTACCACTCGTTTTCGAACTCGGCCCGCGCTTCTTTGGTGAACAAGCCAGCCTCCTGCGCCAGATCCAGCGTTGCAGCATTGAGTCGATTCCAGCGCGCCTTGGCCTCCATGAATTTGGCCTCCTTGCCCTTGCCAAGCCCTTTCAGCGCTGCGATATCCTGCTCGCTCAGCAGGTTCTCACGCCCCTGCTCCATCAGCAGTTCCGCCCGGTGGCCGGCCATCCAGCCCAGCCAGTTGTGCAGATCGGTCCCCAGACTGGAGAAAATGCCCAGCAGCGCGTCTTTCTCGCCGGTACCAACCTTGCGCTGGATCACCCCATCCTTCCACTCCGGCAGGCCATAGAGCATGGTCGCCTGCATGGTGGAGGCCGCCCCAGTAGCCATCCTCGCCGCCACGTAGCCTGAGTCGGCCGCATCGGTAAGGCCTGCTGCATCCTCGGCGTACTTGATGGGGGCCAGGGCGTCGAGCACCTCGGTGTTGGCCTTCTTGATGAAACGGTCCACCCATGACTCCACCACGCCGCGGTCAACCTTGCGCATCTTGTCCAGGTTGATTTTGGTCTTGTCGATGATGTCTGGCTTGGGGCCGAGATTGAGCTTTTCCATTGCCTTATCAGCGGTGGTGGCTGCCAGACTCATCTTGACACCGCCTTTCTTGGTCGGCGCCTGAGCATCCTCTTGGCTGAACTTCTTGCCACCATCAGGGCCGTTATCATCTGGGCCGTTGCGCTGCAGCTTCTTGCCCAGCCCCTCAATCAGGGAGCGCGTTTCTGCGGCGGTAATACCATCAGGCACAAAGCCCACCGCACGCAGCGCCCTGGTAACCCAGGCCACAACCCGATCCCAACCACGGCCCCAGATTCCCTGTTCCAGTTCGGCGAGGTGGGCCACCACCTCTTCAGCCCTGGTGCCGATATCCTCGTCGGCATAATGCGTGTTTACCCAGTCCCACACTGGTTTCATGCTGGGGTCTTTCTGCGACTGAATGAGCCGGCTCATGAGCTTGGTGTACTCTCCATCACCAAGCACGTTGGCGAGGCCATAGTGGGCCAGCACCTCATGGCGCAGGATCTCGCGCATCCGCCTGTGGTCTGAGATGGTGTCTGCCGCCACGTGCAGGGTGCCAGCGTCGTCGTCGAATGCCGCGCGCCGGATCAGCCCCTCCTTGGCATCTAACCCAAGCACGCCCTCAAGCTCACCCTGGGTGGTATGGATCTGCACCTTGATACCGCTTGCCCCCCGGTACTGCTTGAACCAGCCGCTGGATACAAGCTCAGCCTCTTTACGGGTCAGGTGCTTGGCTGGCTTGTTGCCCTGGGCCATGGCCTGCTTAGAGAAGCTGACCGCCTTCGCAGCACCACCAACGGCCTGGGCTGCGATGGGAGATTTCGTATCCCCTTCCTTCACCCAGCGTTTGAATTCTTCCAGCGGCATTGCCTTGATCGTGCCCAGTCCCTTCCAGCCCTTCTCATAGTTGGCGAGGTAACCATCCCGAGCGGCCTGCTCACCAGCAAAGCCCATCATCACCTTGTGCTCATCAAACTCGCCAGTTTTTGGGTTGACCTGATCCACAACATAAACTGTCTCGCTACCCGGCTGATCACCAATGAACACATCAACGTGATCACCGTCAGCCCCTAGGCTGCGTTTGATATAGCCATAGTCGTGGGCCATGATGGATTGCCACACTTTGCCATCCCGATCAGTACCGGAGCGGGTAGAGCCTTTAGGGTTCTCGAGCGCGATATCCAGCCCCTGCAGCGTGAGGTGGCCCTTCTTGTAGTTGCCGGCCTCCTTCTGCGCCTCGGTAGGCTCAGGCGCCACCTCAGCGCGGGCCGCTTCGATCTGTTGCACAGGCTCACTGGCGGCTGGCGCCACATATTCGCGCACCTTGGCCGCCGATGACTTGGCCACTAACAGGCCTCCCTTGCCTGGGATCACCTTTACGCCGCTCTCCTTGGCCCACGGCTTGATGATTGGCCCTTCGCCTTTCAGGGTGATGGTGCCATCCGAGTTATCGATGGCTTCCGCCCACGGTGTTGGCGCAGCGGCAGGTGTCGGCGTCACTACCTCTGGTTGCACCACCTCAGATGTAGAAACCCCGGCATCAGTGGCCGGGGTTGTCAGTGTTTGGTCATTCTGCTGCTGTCCATCAGGTATAAATGCAGGCGAAAAGATATCTGCCCGATCTCCGGCTCCAGTTCCCTGGGTGACTCCGGTAATGGCTGGTTCAGCGCCTGCTGCAGCTGGTTTGCCTGTGACAGGCTGATCACCTTGTCGTTCACTGCCGATTGCAGGTACTGGGGTAACTGGCTCATTGCTTACCTCTGCTTGCGGTTGGTTCGTGGGGATCACCTCGCGGTATCCGGTATCGATTGCTGGCGCGAGTTGGCTGATATCGCCGGCTGGTGCGGGCTGGGACGGAACTGTTTCAGCGGTTGTGCTTGCCGCTGACAGGTCAGAAGGTTGACTCGAGTCGGCCATGCCTGTGTCACCGAGCGGTGGGGGGCTGGGTTGCGTGGCTGTGGCCGCCTGTACCTGCTCCACTTCGGCGATCTCGGCCACACCAAAGCCGCCACCATTGAGCGGCACCGGCATCTCCTTGCCCTTGCGGCTGGCCATAGCGGCCTCTTTCTCGCTGGCAAACGGCTTGCCTCTGCGGGTGATGCGGAGAGTCTGGAGTTGGCCAACAATTGCATCCAGTGCCGGGAGCTCGGTTGACTGCGCCAATGGTGACTCCACCACATCTTCGGTGGGGGACGGCTGCTGCTCTGCCATCACGGGCTCGACGATAGCCTCATCCTGCTGAGGCGTGGCCTGCGAAAGAAGATCGTCAACGGCAGAGGCCGGGGATCCTGCAGGCACCTCCTGCGCCTGGTCATTCTCTGCCACGCCTTTGAAATGACTAGCGGTATCGTCGCGGCGCAAATAGGCCGGCACATCGCGCACCTCGTCGAACTGGCTGGCGCTGGGGCCAAGCGGGTTTTGCTCACCGATAGGCATCACCGGTTCAGCAACAGTATCGACAGCAGGGGCCAAACCCGGCTCTACCGGAGCGGAAACCGTATCAGCCGGCACTGGTTCACCCTGCTCAATGGGTGCTACCTCTTCCGCCAAGGCGGGGTCTACCTGGGCGCCTCCTTCGCTTTCTACCTGCGACTTGCCTCCGCGCAGGCCACCGACACCACCCAGCGCGCCACCGGTCCCCATGCCAATCAAGCCGCCCTCCAGCGCACTGGACACAACCCCTTTCATGGGGTCGATATCAGCGGCGGCCACCTCGTTGAGGGATTCGTTGACGGCGTATTGCTGCACCCCCTCCTCCAGGGTTTCGCTGATACCCTCACCTGCCGCCCCCTTGGCAGCACCTTTCAGCACTCCACCAGTTGCGGCTTTGCCAGCCAGCATCTTGAACAGCATGGCGTCGCCCATCATGGAGCCCATGGCGGCAGCCCCCCACACCTTAGCGTCGCTCATGGTAGCCCGGCTGGCCATATTGGCCGTCTCCTCCCGGGCCAGCCCCAGCTTCTCCTCATCGGAGAGGTGCTGTGTCTGCTGATCCTGGTCGATTCGCGTGAATGACTGGCGGAAGGTGTCACTGGCAGCCAGCTCATCAAAGCTCATTCCCAGCACGGTGTCACGGGTGTTCACCCCAGCGCTGCCAACCGACCCAGTCGCCCCCGTTGTCACGGCAGCACCGGTGGCGATTTTGGAAACGGCCTTGGCGGCAACCGCTTCGGCTACCTCCTGGGTCGCGCCACGCTTTACCATGGAGGCGGTGACGGCGCGGCCAATAGAGGCTTTGGCAGCCACACCTGTGACGCCGCCAGCCATCAAGGTCGGCAGTATGGAGCCGACGCCCTGTGCCATTTTCATGGCCCAGACATCGATATCCCCCGCACCATCCCCCAGGGTCAAACGACCTTCCGGCGTTTCATCAATCAGCCTGCGCCCCATGGCCTCCTTGGCATCCGCGCTCATCCCCTCGGTCAGTGACTCAGCCCCTGATGTAGCCAGGTCGCCGGCGCCGGCCACCATATCCAGTACGGGGCTCAGCTTGTTGGCCATCTTGGCGCGGGCCTGCTCCAGGTAATCCCCCCCTGCTTATCAGCGCTCTCCTTGCCGAAGTTGCTGGCCTGCCGTGCCAACTCGCCAATGCCGCCAACCAGATCCAGTGCGCCAGCTCCCACCCCGCGCGCCACATCGCCCAGACCGACATCAAGGTCGCGCTTGGTGGTAGATTGGCCGGCTTGTGCTGGGGCAGCAGTGGCAGCTGACAGGCTGCTATCGAGATTGCTCCAGAATGGATCGGTGCGAGTGTCAGATGATTGCGGCTTTGGCAGGGCGTCACGCAGTCCAGGCTTGTCCATGGTGTCCTCGGGTTTCTAGCAAAAGAAAAGCCCCGACCGGCGAACCGATCAGGGCTATATTGGATGGGGTGGCCAGCATGCAGACTGACCGACTATGGGGAGATGCTAACGCTGGGGTGGTTGAAAGGCAACTAGCGGCGGGCCTGTGCCAGGCTCATAGCCTGATAGGCATTGACCTGTGTATCGCGCAACCGGTTGGCTGTCACAGTCGCCTGCTCCGCCTTCTTCTGCTCTGCGGCCTGTTGGCGCCAAAGCTCGAACGCGGTGTTCATCCTGGTGGGGTTACCCAGTAGCCCTTTCAGCTTGCCATGTTGGTTCGCTTCCTTGATGAACTGCAGGCGCTCTGGATCTCCACCAGTCCACGCCTTGATTGGGGCCTCCTGCTTTGGCTCATCCGTTTTGCTGATCATGCCGTAGGTGTCCGCAAGCGCCGCCTTGCTCTGCTCCAGCTGGGCGTCCAGGGCATCCAGCTGCAGGTCTTTATCCTCTGCGTTGCTGGCAGAGATGCGCGCCCTGTTCTGGCCGTGCTGCTTCTCCAGCTCGGTGACGGCTTTCTTGTAGCCACCCTGGTCAGGCCCAGCCGTCAGGCCGAGAGATGTGCGCAGCTGATCTGCATTGCCAATCATGTGCTTGGCCAGGGCTGCCCGCTGATATGCAGGCTTTAAGAAGTCGTTGATGGGGATGACCTTGGGGTCATCGTCCGGCGCCGCGGTGCGGTTGTTGGTCACTGGTCGCACCGCCTTGCTACCGTCGTCATAAGTTACCTCCACCCCTAGCACTACACCGCGCCCGTCCGGTGTGATCATGATGTTGTTAAGCTGCTTGCCGGTGATGGTCTTGCCGCTCTCCGGGTCAATGTCACCAACCCCTTTGCTGACCTCATCCTGATAGAGGGTGCCGGCCGCTTTGATGAACTGCGGGTTATTGACTGCGGCATGCCCCTCGGGCGTGGTTGGATCGAGCTTACCCTCCTGGGCCTGGCGCACCAGGTTACCGGCATAAGTGACAAAAGTCTTGCCGGCGTCGGCATAATCCTGCTGCAGATAGCGCTCCGGATTGAAGGAGCCAGCCCGCGGATCTCGCACAACCCCCCAGAATTTCTCACCCGGGTCTTTGCCCTCGGCCACCGCCTGCCAACCAGACTGGATGATCGGCAGGTTCTCCTGCTGGAACAGTTGTTTGTTGCGCTGCTCTTTCTGCCACTCATACTCCTGCTGTTGGCGAGTATCCTGCGCCGCAGCGCGACGTTCCGCAGCACTGGCGCGCGCCTCTGACGATTTTACCTGCCTCTCTGTCAGAGCAAACTGTCGGTCATAGCGGGCATCAGCCAGCTTATCGCGACCCATGCTGTACTCCCGTTCCCCCTGGTACCGCTCGTCTGCCACCTTCTGCCGATCCTGCTCGTTCTGCCACATGGCATCCCGCAGGCTCATGGCCTTGTCCATCCGCCCATCTTCTTTCTGGCCCCGCTGATAGCGGTCCATGGTGTTGAAGCCGGCCAGAAACCCTTCTGCCAATCCCGATACGCTCATCATGCCCCCTTAAAATAAGCTGCTTGCCAGAAAACCAACGCCCGCCCCAATGAGCGCGCCGACGGGACCGCCAACCGAACCATAGGATGCGCCGATCATCGCGCCAGTGGCGGCGCCGGCACCAGCGGCAGACATCTTGGCCTGCTTCTCCTGCGTCTTGAGTTGCTTGTTCCCCATCTCAATTTCGTTCTCACGGTTGGCTGCATCACGCAGCCCCGCCATGCCCTGTTGGCGCGTTTGAGCGCCAATATCCAGAATTCCGTAACCCATCAGACCTTACCCCCTGTCTTGATTGCTTCACGCAGTCCAGCATCTGCCCCTGTCAGGATCCCCATCTGGCGGAATTGCTCTTGCTCACGAAGGCCGTTCTCAGTGCCGGCAGTCATCAAGGCCATGCGCAGACCCTGGCTGTTGTCATTGGCGCCCTGGCTTTGGCTAACCCCCATCCTGGCCATTCGGTTGTCAGTTGCTTGCTTGGCGGCTGCCAGCGAGTTCTGGTTGTTCTGGTCTACCCGGCCAAGCTGATCCCGCAGCAATTGGCCATTGGTGGCCAACTCCATCAGCTCCTTCTGCTTGGGGTAGAAACGAGTCTTCCAGTCCTGGTAGCTATCGCGCGTGATCTGGGCAAATTTGTCTGCGGCATATCCCATGGCTAACCTCTTAATAACCTTTGTTTTGCAACACTGATGCAGTAGGGCTGATCTTCTTGCTTTCCACTGCAGCCGGCGCTTTCAACTGGCCAAGGCCATATGCCGTGCCTGCGCCGGCCACCGCACCCACCAACCCCGCAGTCGCCTGCTTGCTCTGAAACGATGTCTGAGCATCACTTGCAGCCTTACGCAGGCTGGTGTTGGCCACATCCCCCATCCCAGCAAGTGCCTCAGCTTTCTGGCCGGCGCCAATGCTGACCACATCCTTGAGTCCTGCCACATAACGGTCTTGCTGGCTGGACTGTGCTCGGTTGGTCGTATCGGTCTGGCTCAGAGCCTGATCCGTCTCCAAATTGGACATGGCCGATTGGTACTTGCCGCTGGTTGGGTCCACGCCTCCGGCAGCCAGGGAGTCAGCCAATCCTGAGCGCGCCTCACCAAAGGACTGAGCAGTTCCCAGCGCAGCGGTGCCGGCAAGCTTGTCGTATTCGCGTTCGCTGTTGAGGTCATCCACCTTGTCCATGAAGATGTCCTCATACTGCTGCAGGTCACTCTTGTAGACATTCCACTGCTCTGTGGCCACATCAGCCGCGGCCTTCTGGGCCTCGGTTTCCTTGATTTCGTTTGAACCGCCCTTTCCCATCCCCTCACCTCACCTCACAAGTTGATCTGAAATACAAACATGCCGTCAGCATCATCTGGCTGACGCTCCCACCCCATTCTTGGTGCAACCTTGAGCCACCCCTTGCGCGTCGAATGGAAGCGAAGCCAGCGGGCGCCAATCATGCGAGCCAACCGCTTCACTTCCGACAGGTGGCGCTCTGGCGCCCCACCATCCCCCATCCAACCCACACCAGGACCCCGGTAATGCCCTGCTTCACCACCGGTTTCAACACAAAGCCATCAGCGCCGCGCACAAACAAAAACGCCACCCGATTTTGGATGGCGTCTTGTAGTTCAGCGGATAGCCTGGGGTTTCCGGTATCTCCGGCGATACGGCAAAGAGGCGGTATTTTCATAACTCACGCCAAACATACGATTGAGAGGCACGAACTTGATGCATACGGATAGCCCTTGTTATCCCTGTCATAACTGATTGTGTGGGCCTGGTTTGCAGCAAGTAAGAACTCGAAATTGTGATTCATGGTAGAACCCTGCCCCATCCCATAGTCACGTGCGGTTAGTGAGCCTATCGCCACGCCATTGACATATACAGTGGCAGTTGTAGTTGAGGAGCCACTAGACACCGTTAGCATGAAAGTGCATTTTCTAGTGAACGGCATGGCTGGCAACCAGACTGGCGAAGCCAGGTTCAGTGCGTATGTTCTTACGATGTCACCCACAATCCTCTCGGCGTAGATGGTCCCTTTGACTATACAGTCCTGCTCAATGGTGCAGTTGCCAAGTGACATGTTTCGAACATAACCACCTTCCGCATGGAGTCGGTTGGTGTATATGCTTCCGTCCGCATAGATAATCGTGTACCAACCCCATCCCCAGCCTCCATATGGCCCGCCCTTGCCGAAGCCAGCAGCCCCTCCAGCCATGAAGGCATTCCCCATATCGATCTGGCCACCGTTGATCAGTGGGGAGCTGATGCTCACCCCCGCTTTCACAAAATCAGCCGTGATCTTCTCGGAGTTCAAGATCTGAATGGTAGCCTTGCGGATGATGGCCTCGGCGATCACCGTCTGCCCATTATCGATGGCGAACAATGGCGCCATGGGTGTGGCGCTGTTGGGATTGAACACGAACACCTGGCTGGCGGAGAGGGCAACTTGGCTAGTACCATCGGACTTGGCAATCAGACCAATCCCGGCTGTTATTTGCCCGGCAGTGGCTTTTGCCGTCCACATCGCCTGGGCGCCGTTCTGCAGGTCGGCAATCGCCTTGCTCTGCTGTTGGACAGCCGCTGCGTTTGCTGCAATACGTGAGTCATCGGTAGCCACCCACGCAGTCCCGCTGTAACGGTATGGCCGGTTGTTATTGGCAGTGTCAAACCACAGGTCGCCAGTACCCATGCCAGTGCCTGGTGCTGTGGCTTGGAAGAATGTCTTGTTCTTGCTGCCGGCGACGGCGGAAACTGTGTTTATCTGGCTGGCCAGCGATTCCACTGCATTGGCTCGGGTTGTCGCCTCCTCGTTGATGCGCCCAGATAGCGCAGCATCAGCCGTCTCCATGGCGGACTGCTGCTGGCTCAATTTCTCGGTCATGGCTGAGTTTGCGTCAGCGCTGGCCTTGGCCACCTCGGCAATAGAGGCAGACAGCGACTGGTCAACCCCCTCTATCTGCGCCTCAAGCACCGATGTCTTTTGTGCCAACGCATCAACTGCCGTGCTGCGCACCAGCCGCTCCTCGGTGACCTGACTGTGCAGGTCGGCACTATCCGCCTTGTAATCTGCGGTGAGCTGCGTCACATCTCTTGCCAACGCCTCATGGGTATTGGCCAGAGTTTGCTGCTGAGTGATGATCTTGCCACGCGCCTTGCGGTTCTCCCGGTCGCGCTCATCACTGGCCAGAGCCCCTTCGACATCAGTCTGACCAACAAGGTCGATGGATGACTCCATGTTTTCCTGACGCTGAGCCAGGGCCTGGCTGGTGTCAGCAACCACTTTTTCCAGGTTGGAAATGCTGGAGGCATTGGCTGCATCCCCTTCCTTGACGCTGGCATCCAACGTGGTTACCCGCTGAGCTAGTGCGCCGTCTCCATCCGCCCGCGCCTGCTCTTCTTGGGCTACACGGGCGCTCAGGTCACCAAGTTCGCCATCCACACTGGCAGTCAGCTCGTCAACTCGCCGCGACATAGCTTCATCAGCTGTCGCTCTTGCCTCTGATTCGCTGGCGATACCTGCGCTCAGTTCGTTGTCTGCGCCGGTCAGCTCAGCATGCATCTGGTCTTGGCGCAGCGCCAGCGCACTGTCACCGTCTGCCGACGCCTTTTCCAGAGCCTTGATGGATGCAGCGGTTTCTCCAAACGCCCCGCTTGTTGACGCCTTGAGATCATCAATGCTCTGAGCCAGGGCACTATCCGCATCGGCAAACACCTCCTCCACACCGGAGATGCGCGCCTGAGTGTCAGCATCCTTTCCCTCAAATTTCACATTCATGTCGGTGATGCGCTTGGCCTGGGCGCCCTGCTCATTAACGATCACCTGCTGCTGCGTGCGAATGGCGCCAAAGGACTTCCGGTTTCCCCTGTCCCGCTCATCCCCTGCCAGGGCGGCATCAATCGCTGCCTGACCGGCGTCACCAGCCCCATCTGCCTTGTCCTTGGCCAGTTCGACTTCAGCTTTAATTTCATCGAATCGCCCGGCCGTTATCCCACCGTTCGACTCGATAACCTCCTCCAGCGCGCTGATCTTGCCTTCCGCTTCACCAGCCCTCACCTCCAGCCCACTGACACGCTGGGCCGTCACGCCGTCAGCCTCAGCCGTCACGCGCGCCAGCTCGGTGATCCTGGCATCAAGCGCCTCATCACCGCTGTTGACGGTGGCCTGCAGCCCATCAATGCGCTGAGCTTGGCTCGATAGCTCATCGGTATGAACCGTCAGCTTGCTCTCAGCATTGGCCAGCCGTTCGCCCTGTTCGTCCACCTGCTGTTGAGTTGCCTTCTGTGCCAACTCGCCTTTGGTGGCATTCAACTCCTGACCGATCTGGGTGACCTTCTTCTGCTCGTCGGTAAACTCCCCCTTGGTCACTGTTTGGCTCAAGCTGGCATCGAGCCCATTGATGCGCTGCTCCGCCTCGGTGATGCGTTTCCCCTGGCCGTCCACTGTGACGTTGTCGGCTTTGCTGGCTATCTGACCAGACACAGCATCCAGGCCCTGGTGAACCTCTGTGATAGAGGTCCGCATCTCTTCACGGACAGCATTCACCGCGTCCATGGTGATGCTGCCATTCTCAGGGTCAACCTTGAATACCGCATCGCGGAAACTGTCAAAGTCACCCTTGTACTTGTCTATTTTGTTGTTCAGCCTGTCCTGAACCAGGCCAATGTCGATGCTGGCATTGCCAAGCTGCGCCTGGGCATCCTTAAGAAGATCTTCACTTTCAAGTTGCTTCTGGCTGAGTGATGCCAGGTCTCCCTCGATGCTTGGGATCTTGTTCTGGATGGTGCCGATAGACACATCGATTTCTTCCAGCCTGGGGCGAATCGCCTCAACATCAAGAGTTAACTGCGGGACCTGTTTGATAGGGGCAAGCAGCTCCTTGGTTAAGTGGCTCTCCTCAATCTTCCCCTGCAGCTCATCGAGAATGTCCTGCACATCGCGGCTAGTCTCCGCCATGACTCCGTTGGCGTTAAAGGGGCCGGCATCATCCTTGCCATTTACGAAACGCGCCCAGTAGTAGAACTGCGCCCCCTTGCCAATGGCGTCAGAGAACACATTGGCCAAGGTGGTACCGACCAGCGTGGCTGCAGGCAGGCTATCTGTCTCGGCTCGCCATATCTCGGTATGAGCGTGGCCACGGTAGTTGGGGCTATCCCATTCAACCACCACGGTATGAAACGCCCCATTTGCCTGCACATTGACCGGTGCATGGGGCTTGTCATAAATGCCGGTCGGGAAAAGGTCCGGGTTCTTGCCTGGGTTGTAGGCACCACCGGCCCCAGGGCGCAGAGTGGCCAAGCCAAGCTCTGTCAGTTCTCTTAGCGTTACCGCCTTGTCCAGCTTGTTGCCTCGCTGCCCAGTAAGCAGCTCCACGTTTTCGGCGGTCGCTGCCGGGTCCCGCCCGGCCCGGTATGCAGGTTTTTCCATTACATCAACTCCACCATCGATCCCGCCAACGTGATACGCCGCACAGTGGAGGTGCCAAACACCTCGATTTGCCACCACCGGCCACGCACTGGCGGAAGCCTGAAGGCGCTGGTCGTCAGGTTGCCAGGCGACAACTCCATCACCTGCTGATTGTCTACAAACAACCGCACCCCGACCTTGCTGAGATCCGAGGCCAGGATCCTGCAGCACCCATAGGACGCGCCACCGACAACCATGAAGACCTTTGAACGCCAGACAAGCTGGCCATTGCCAGCCTCGCCGCCACGCCAGATGTGCAGGTCACGCCCCTTGGCTACAAACAGGCTGTCGCTCTCCATGTCAGAGACGGCGGCATCCCAGCGATTAGTCAACTCGCGCAGGTCGCCCGACTTTGGATCAAAGATAAAGGCGTGGGTGTCTGTCAGGCCTACGTACTTGCCATCGTGATGCCAGGCACGCAGGGTTTCCGGCTTCATGGCCCGCCACTGCTTGCGAGTGATCACCTGCTCGGTCACCACTTGCCCACCACTGGCACCAATGCCAACCAGTCCATCCGGCGAGGCATACAGCACCACCCCATCCATAGACACCATGGAGCTGGCGCTGATGCATGCCTGTGGCAACTGGCTGAGCTTCTGGTTTGTTACAGAGGAGGAGCTCACACCTTGGGCCAGATAGGGGTAACCCTTGGTACCTATCACCAGCGCGGTATCAATGGCGGCGATCGCCACAATGTCGTGCTCTGTGGTGAGCCGGTATTTCTCCGGCCAGGCATAGGGCAGATAGGGCTCGCACAGATAGAGCGAGTTGCCAGCGAACCCGGCACACATGCCGTTGGCCATCTGGCAGAGGCCACGCAGAGCCGCTGGGGGGGAGCGTAATCGTAAGTCTCCAAGACAGGACCAAGTTCACCATCAGCGCGGCTATCTACAAATGAAGCTTGCGCAATAGGCAGCTCAGCGACCAGCAGGTAATCAGCCAGGCCGCCACCGGAGACAGACCGGTAGATCCGGCGCTTGGTGATGTTGTTGTCCTGCGACTGCGGGGGGATAACGCCAGCGTCACCGTTGACCCTGGGATGGGGATCGCCACCTTGCCGCTAACAGGTCCTGGTGGCCCCTCCTCGCCCATGGCAGTCACGTAGGTATCTACGTAGTAGCGGGTCTCGTCATCGGTAGTGTCGTCATCCTTGCCGCCATCTGGCGGCGTGATAGCGCCAATCCCGACCGGAACGCCTGGCGCAGGCACCCCAAGCCGATACCAGGCTGTCGGCTTGTTGCTGCCGCCAGTGGCGATCTGAGCATGGGTCACCTTGGGGTATTCCCCATCGGTGTAGTAGACGCGCTGATACCCATCCTGGGCGATTGGAGAATGGATGGCCTCAACCACCTTGTTCCATGCGAACCAGTGATCGCCATAGCGTAACAGGGTCTTTGGTGTGATTGGCAACACCACTCCGACGCTAATATCCTCCTCGAGGGGCGAGATTACGCCGTGATCGAAATGGCAATCGCGGGCCACCACGGCCACTTCATCAGACAAAAGGTGAGGCTCCACGCGCGGCGTTACTCCTCGCATGGTGACGATATCGATGGCTGACATGGGATTCTCGGCGGGCAGGAAACAAAAAGGCCCACTCAGAATAGAGCAGGCCATGATGGGTAAATCCTAACGCTGACAGCGCCAGGAGGCAAGGCTCACATACCAGCCGGATCTGAGGCCCAGACATATTGCGGGGTTTCGACAACCACGGTTACCGGCGCCAGCGCGGTGGCCATTGCGAGGTCTTGGGTGCGCACGTTGGCGTGATAGCCCGGTACAGGCTCGCGCACCGGCAGACCCTCATCATCCACCACGGAGGTGGGGCGGGTAACCATGCCGGGCGGCAGAAGTTGCAGCGATGCGGTGGGGTGATAGAGGGTGCCGGTCTCGCTGTCCGTGATAAAGCCGGCGGCCAGCAGGGCTTTGGTCATAGCGGCCTTATCGGCCGCTTTGAGGTTGAGGTCGATAAAGTTTGTCATACTACCGCCTTGAGTTGGTCATCGGTGAAAGCTCGGTGCCAGATGCGAAGGTTGCGAACATGGCCATAAAGTGGCACTGAGCCAGCAGCACCAGCGCCGATGGTTACGTTCGATGTAGCGTTGGCGGGGCCGCTAGGTGTGGCTGCTGCAATGTTTTTTCCTGTCAAACGCAATGCGTGGCGGGTTGGGGAGGTTGACGCAACCGCCAGCGATCCGGGTCCAATGGGGGGGTACCTACCACCAGCGGTGATGTTCCGCAATAGGATTCGAAATTGCCAGTTAGGGTAACCTGCATAATATACCTGGGAACCGCCGGGGCGGCATACTCAATAATTCGCTGGCTAGCCTGGACCACACCAAGCACGTCATAATTCAGCGCGACGGTGACCGTAGCGGGATTGATGTTCATCGCCCACGGAATGGTGACAATATCAGCAGCCCTCGTGGCAGCCGCACCAGTTGTCGGAATGTAGGAGCTGGCGAACGGCAGAGCTTCCAGCTGCCATCCAAAAATCATCAGCGAGTTAGCGATGTTTTGAGCCCCTTCTGAAATATTCAACGTTACTGTAGTTGTCGAAGAGGAGGTCTTTGCTGACACATCAAATCTGTTCCAGCCGTCTGCTAGTTTTGTAGATTTCCAGCGCAAAATACCCGCATCGGAAAAAATTAAAGATCCAGTTAAACAATCTATTTCAACTCTGGCAGACCCACCTTCGATACCAGTCCCCTCGAAACCCCACTTTACTGAGCATGAAGCCGCTGTAGCCTTTACCTTGTAGAAGATGCTGAATGTGTACGTTGTTGCAGGTTGAACTGTTATGGCTTTATAGAGGTTTGTTGGTGCTTTTGACACAACGGATATAACCTCACCAGTTACCCCAAATGGGTCACGCTCCAGCGACTCAACAATCTCGTCTGCCGTGGCACCAGACCAATATCCTAGACCGGAAGACTTGGTAAGAATGTTCGTACTCTGCCCCTCAATCAGCAAACCCTCTCGCTCAAAGCGCGGTTCATTCGCAGCGGCAGTTTTCAGCTGTCCATCCTTGCCGATGTAGGTTGCCGTAGAGTTGCGGCTGAAATTCACCATCCTCGCCACAACATCCGACCCGATCATCACATCCCGCCCATAACCTGTGATGAGGCGCAGGCTGTCAGAGAGCGGCGCCCACACATCTGGCAGGGGGAGCGCGGCAGCAGCCACAATCCCCGCCGCACGGTCGGCCTCTGTGACGGCGCGATCTGCTTCTGTCTTGGAGCGGTCTGCCTCGACCTTGGCACGGGCGGCCTGGCCCTCGCCATCGCTGGTCACCCGCTTCCATGGGACCAACTTGTGGGTGGTGCCATCGGGGGCTGTCACAGTGATCTCGGCCGCATCGCTGGTAAACAGCTGCTGCACCATGTCGGATTGGCCCTGGTAGTAGGACAACGAGGCATTTAGCTTGCGGGCAAACTCCGGGATAGAGTCAGAGAAGGTGGTGATCACCTCGTAGGCTTTGCCGGTACCGGTAACCCCACGAAACGCCTGCACCAAGAACAGCTCGGTGTTGGAAACCACATAATCGACCTCATAGAGGTCAACCGTTGCCCCGGTGGTCATACAAAAAGGTGGCCCTTGGCCACCCCGTTCTTGGCATCTGCGAAGGTGGTTCCGGTGCCGGTCACCTTCTTGCTGCCGCTGGTGACAGCTACAGTGCCGTCACGCTTCCACAATCCTGCCATCTATGCGCCCCCTTACTGACCTGTCACCCGGTTAAAGCCGGCCTGCTGGCGGGCTTCCATATTGGCGTCAGCCTGGGTTTTCTCACCCAGCTGCTGCAGGAATGCGTTGTAATGGCCGGCAGCACGATTGCTGTTGGCGGCGTACTCGGCATCCTTGGAGAAGCAGCGGTAGAGCATGAAGTCGATGATCGGGTTGATGTAGATATCATCCAGGTCGGCCAGCGCCGGCGTGTTGGTGTTCTCCACATCGGCCAGTTGCTTGGATTGCGGGGCGACCGAATAGATCACATCCACCTTGACCGCTTCGGCCGGGCCGGGATGCAGATAGAAGGTCTTGGGATCGCGATCTTCATAGCAGTAGTTATCAACTGATGCCGCTGTCTTGCCGGAGTGCCAATCTGGGTAGCTGTCATCCAACGCCTTGCGCGGCACGAAGCGAACCACCTTGCCGTTGGCATTGCGCAAGACTTCAATCAGGCGCAGGGCGTCAGCTGGCAGCGCCTGCTTGGTGCCGGCCGCGCAGATAAACTCGACGTTCTTGGTGTGAGCGTCAGGGCGAACCAGCACGATCGCCTTGGTGGCGTCGTTGTAGTAGTCCAGCAGCTCCTGTTTGGGCCAACGGGTAAAAGTGGGATCGACCAGCAGGGTGTTGACCCGCTTGATGATGGTTGCAATGGACACGGTAGCCATGGCGACTCCTTAGAAAAAGCTGTGTTTGCGGGGCGGGTTGTAGAACTCAACTTGAGTCGGTGCGCTGTGCTGTTTGCGGAACCGGCCGGCACGCCGCCACCCTTCAACAAACTCGGCACGATGGTAGTTGGCACGCTTTGGATCAGACCAGGGGCGGTCAGGCTGGGCGTAAAGCAGTGCGGCCACGCCGTGGGCAATGGCCTCTGAGTGGTCGGTGTAGAGCTGTGCTGGTAGTTCCTTGGCGCCTTTTACCGGAGCGGCTACGTACCAGATCCGTACATCATTGAGGTCGGTCAGGATGCTCAACTCATTTGCAGATAAGGCGAAGTAGTCACGCCCGGAGTCCAGTGGCACGCCATCAGCACCGGTGAGGTGCAGCACATTGCAGGAGGTGACCCCATCCACATTGCACACCGCTTCCAGGCTACCGGCTGACGCGCTGGAAAGGAGGCGATCGAGAGTGATCAGCTCTGACTCACGGCAGAAGGTGATCGCCGTTTCGGTCACAGCCTCCTCCAGCAGCATCTCGAGCGGGCCGGTGATATGCAGCCTGACGGTAGGCAGGAACTGCTCGCGGGGCACCATCTGCATGATTACCCCTCCTGGCCAGCCGCCAGCTTGTCTTTCAGGGCGTCACGCACTCGCAGCCGGTAGTCACCCACCTTCTCTTGAGGGGCTTGCGGTTCAACCTGCAAGTCCTCCCCCTCCACCAGGGTCGCCAGCTGGGCGCTGGTCATCTTAGTGAGGTCGCGGTCGCCGACCACAAAGCTTTGCTCTTCGGCCAGGCGGGCTGCTTCTGCAGCAAGGCGTTCCTGCTCATCGGCCTCTGCCTTGGCAATGGCCACCTGTCGCTCCAGCTCATCGGCCAGCGCATCATGGCGGATCCAGACGGTGGGGAACTCCAGCAACTGCATGGCGATGTGGCTCTCCACATCAACGGCGGTGTGGCGCGGGAACACCAGGCGGGATCCGGTGACGGTGTCTTTCTTGCTCGGCTTGTCGCCGATATAAACCACGGCAATTTTGTCGCTCACGGCAATATCTCCAATCCAGAAATGAAAAAGCCCGGCGCAGGGCCGGGCATGGCGTGACGGGCAGCCTTACAGGTTGCCGATCACCTCATAGTGCAGCTTGAGCTTGACGATTCCCGTTGCCGCACCACCGCCGACGGTGAGGGTGATCTCCTGGTCAGGTGCCGTCAGCAGGTCGTCAACCGGAATGTACTTGGCCACCGCCGTCACCGTGCCTTCGGCGTTGATGATGACGGTGTCGCCGATCTTGGCCGTGATGGTGGTACTCGCGCCCAGCGCAGTGCTGAACATCGTGACTCCCACCACTTTCAGGTTGGGCTCCACTTTGTCGCCAAACGCGACGACGTCGCCGGCCGGTACCGCCGCCAACTTGGCCACCAGGGTAGGAGAGATGGAAAGGTTGCCGAACGCACCGACAAACCAGCGGTACGCTTTGGCGACCAGGGTAGTTTTGGCCATGACATGGCTCCTTATTGGGTCTGATAAACAAGGAGGGGGGCACTTACCCCTCTGGTTTAGGGCTTAGCGGCCGATGGGGCTCACTGCGGTATCCATCACCATGCAGCCATGGTCTTGGATGTTGCCGTTGCGCTGCTTGAAGCGGATCTTCTGCAGGCCGGATACCCAGCTGATGGAGATCTCGGTGTTGTTGCCGTGGTTGGTTTTCTCTTCGTGCATGCCGAATTGAGCACCCTGCTCGCCAGAGCCGAAGGCGTTAGCCAACGCCTGGCCGCCCAGCAGCACGGCGCGGTCGATGGTGGTGCCGGCAACCTTGTCCACTTCCGTACCGGCCGCTGAGTTGGCGGCGCACACCTTGACGGTGCTGCCCTGGTTGAAACGGATCGGCATGCCCTTGTAGGGCTTGACCAGGATGCCACGCCACATCGCACCTTCACCGCGGAAGATGGGGTGATTCCAGCCCTTGCTGCGCTCCATCGCGGACGCCAGCATTGCCTGCCAGTCCTTACCGGAGCTGGAGGTGTAGAAGTCGTGCCACTGGCGCGGGGTGACATAGAGCACGTAGAGCGGCTCGCCACCGGACGGATCCGCCACCATGCGGATCGGCTGGATAGGGTTGGCCATCTCTGACAGGAACAGCGACATGTTGTCCACACAGCCCAGGTTGAAGCGGTCAGCCGCGTCGATGCCTTCGAAGCTGGTCGCATCACCACCGAAGAAGTGGCGCTCGTAGGTGGGCGCAGTCAGCGGGTTGATCATGATGTCGGCAAATTCCTGGTCATCCGCCAGCGGCAGAATGATATCGGTCGCGTAGTAATCGCCGCGGGCGCCGGCCAGCTGTGCAAAGCCGCGCTGATCAACCAGTCGGCCGTAGTAACCATCGCCAAGCAGCGCTCGAGCGGTCTTAATCAGGTCGTGCCGGGTGCGAGACTGACTCATCTTACCGCCAGCATCCACGCCGTGACGGGTCTGGTTGACCTTGAGCGAGAAGTCTGCAAAAGAGAGGCTTTCCAGGCGACCATCAATATTCTGGTCACCCATGGTCGGGCGGCCAGAGAGCTGATGGAACAGCTGCATATCAACGGAGTCGCCAGCTTGCTTGGACAGATCGGTGATGCGAACCACCGGTGCGCCTGCACTGGTCTGCTTGCCGCCGTTGACCTTGACGCCCTTGGGGGCCTCATCGGTCAGCATGTTCACCAGCGAGTGGGTACGGTTGGCCGCGGTAAACAGGGCGGCCTGCAAAATCTTGTTGGCTTGCGCCGAGGTGACTTGGGTCATGATCCTCTCCTACATGAAAACAAAAACCCCGACACAGTGGCCGGGGTTGGTTGATGTAAACGGGGTTGTTGGTTAGAACCCGGACTGCGCCAGCAGCGCCTCGATCTGGGCCTCGGTCATGCTGCCCATCTCGCCGATTAGATCGGCTTGAGACATGGCGCCATAGCGCTCGACACCAGTTGCCGGTGCATGATGGGTTTGGCCGAGTTCTGATGGGCTGGACGGGATGTGATCAGCGGGTTTCTCTGCCGCCTTGCCGGATGCCTTGGCGGGAGGTGCTTCGACCTCATCACCAAAGGCCAGCTTGGTGCGGCGAGCCACTTCTGCGAACCGCTCCGCCAGCGGCTTGTTGCTCCACGCGGGATCGGCCTGCAACTTGTCATCGATAGTGAGGGCCATATCGAAGCGGTCTTGGTCGCCGTCACGCCATGCGGCCAGGTCAGGTACCGCCTGCAGTGCGGCCTGTACTGGGTTGGCGACTGGCTGAACCTGTTGCGGCGCGGCTTGCGGCTCCAGCTTGTCGAGCTTGCTGGCAACTGCCATCAGGGCCTTACCGATATCCGGGTAGTCCTGCGCCAGTTGCTCCAGCTCTTCCTTGCTGATGTTGTCCGGGTCAACAGATGGGTCGATTCCGTTCTTCTCCAGCAGCGCCTGCAACTTATCCCGCTCTGCCTGTGCCTGCTGCGCCTGAGCCAGCTGCTCACGCAGTTGTTTGGTCTCGTTGCGCGACTGCTCCAGCACTTCATACGGGATGGTGTGTTGACCGTTCTTGGCCAGGATCACCTTTTCAGGTGCGTTGGCCTGTTCCTCAACCTGATTGGCTGCGGCTTGTTCGTTACCGGCTGCCACCTCGCCCGCCGACGGCGCGTGTTCTACGTCCGTTTGCTTGGTGTCAGTGCCATTGTCCAGCTCGACATCGGGCGCTTGCTCAATCTCGGCCAGCATGGCTTCCAGTTCGTCCAGGCTTTCAGTTCCGGTCAGGTTATCGATGGTTTTGCTCATGGTCGTCCTCGTGGGTTTTCAGTGGGTGGTATCGCTGCCCAAGCGGGGGAAGGCTCTCGGTGAAAGCGCTCCCCGGCTGGGGCTGGGCATAAAAAAGCCCGCACAAGGCGGGCAATGGCTGTCGTCTATCGCTATGGATTCGCTAATTGACACTTGAGCCGCCACCCTTCCAGCTTCCACAGCTCTTGGCGGGCCTTGGCTTCGGCATCCTTGATGGCGTACTTGGCGCCCAGCTCAACATTGAAGTTCTCCGGGAGGCGCAGGCAGTCATACCGATAGCCAGGGTAAAGCCGTTGGCTGCAATGGCTGTGGCCAGCGTGGTTGTGGTGCCGGCGACAACCTGCACCTCATAGCGAACGCCACGCATCAGCGCATCGATCTGCTCCGGGGTGACGCGAGGCGCGGTCAGCCCAAGCACCTGGATGTCACGTTCCATCTCGGCATCAATGTGTTGCTGGTCGGTCATGCCTAGCTCCAAATAAAAAAACCCGGCACAATGGCCGGGTCTGGAAATGAAAAAGGCCCAATCTCGAGAGACTGGGCCATGTTGGAGAAATCGTAACGCTGGGCGATTAGGAAAGCAACTATCAGAGCGCGATCGCGTCTATCTGCTGCTGAATGGTGCCTAACAGCTGAGCCCGCAGGGCAGCCTGCTCGGTCTGCATCGCCTCCTGCTGGGCTGCCAGCTGCTCCATCTCCTGCAGCGTCTTGCCGGTCTGGGCCTGCTTGAGGGCATCCTCGAAGCGGATGGAGTCGGTCAGCTTAGCGATGCGCTGGGCTTCTGCCTGCCACTTGGCAGCCTTTCCTTCCAGCTCTGCCAGTTTGGCCTGCATCTCCTGCATAGCCATCTGCTGCTGCATCTGGGCCAGCTGAGCCTGCTGCTCTGCGGCGGCGCGCTCCTCCTCGCTCATCTCCTCCGGGTCCTTCTGGATGTTGAGGGCATTGCGGATCCGCTCCACAAACTCCGCCTTGCGCGGTACATCCATCAGCTCGACCAGCAGGTCAAAGCATGCTGCTGCAGCTTCTGGCGGCAACTGGGCCATAGCCTGAGTCATCCGTTCGGCCAGCTGCTGTTTGTAAGCAGCAGTCTGCTGGATCGGCGCCAGGGCGATATGCGCTCGCAGCCTAGTCACGTCGTTGGTCAGCTTGCCATCCTCTTGCTCCACATTGACGACCACCGCTTTGCGCCGACGCGGGTCGTCACGGTTCACCGTCACCTTGTAGTTGCGCTTGTTGGCCATATCCTCCAGCAGGTATGCCAGAGCCAGCTGGCCCACCTGTTGGCAGCCCATCCGGTAGTTGTCGTTGATCTCGGAGAGAGTCGTTGCGCCCTGCTCTACCAGGTTGCTGATGGCCACCCCTGACTGGCCGGTTGAGCCCTGCCCCAAGAAGGCCGCATAAACCCCATGGTGTCCTGGATCAGCTTCACCGAGTCTTGCATCACCTGGAACTGCTGGGCCGCCACGTTGAAGTCCTGCTCAACCTTGAAGGCGTCGCTCACGCTGGTCTTGTTGGCACGGTCCTGGTTGAGCTCGATATAGCCATCCGGGCGCTCCACCTGCTCAAGCACCTGATCCCGGCTCATGTTCGTGGCGTCCTTGTCCATGATGACGCGCTTGGCCTGCAGCAGGAACGTCAGCTTGATTCGACGCAGGTTCACCTCGTCTTGCGCCGGCATGGCCCGAGCAATCAGGCCGTATGGCTCGCCGGTGCGGTCTTTCCGGTATCCCCAGAACGGCACCAGCGGATACATGTTGTGGGGAGCAGTGCAGGGACGGTCAACCAGATGATGGGGGCCGACAAACCAGGACTCCCGGATCACGGCCACCGGGCGGCGTTCTAGCCTGGCCCGGCCCATGGCGAGCGCGGCCAGGTGCAACTGATTGGTCTTGTCGTACTCCAGCGCCCGGCCAGAGTCGAGCATCAGCACCTGACGCATGGTGTAGGTGCGGTAGTAGACCACCTGCAGCAACACCCGGTCCCGCTCTCGGCTGCACCACTCAACCTCCTTACCGCTGAACTGGCTCCACTCTTCATAGGCGCTGACGAGGTTGGGGTCCAGCCCATCGATGGAGGTCAGGCTCACGACCCCCTCCCAGTCGTTGACGCCCCACTGCAGCACCTGTGCCTTGCTCGGGAACATGGTCTTGGCCTCATCCAGATCGACCCAGCGGCGGCGCATCAACCAACGACAGTCGCTCAGGTCAGGTTCCCGGCTGTGCCAGTCCCAATAGACCTCATCACGATGGACGTTGCTGAACTTGTAGCGCGGGCCGAACGGGTCATCACGCCGGCACACCTCCACCCAGCCCATGCCGGTCTTTATCTGGCCGCCGTAGGCCTCGCCACGGGCGCGATCCAATCCGCCTAGGCGGCACATGTCGGCGTATTCAGCATTGACGGCCTCGGCCAGCTGCTCGAGCTCATCGTCATGGTCATCGGCGATCACCATCAGATCGGTGCGGCTCTTGGCCTCCATCCCCAGCACGCCATCAATGGTCGGGGCAATGAGGTTGTGGATAGTGATGGGTTGGCCCCGCTCCTTGAGCACCTTGACCACCTCAGGTGGCAGCTGGTCCCCGTCGTAGTAGGCGCAGCTCTGTTCGCCATTGAGCGCCAGTCAGGCTGGCCGTTGATATCGCTCATCAATTTGAGCAGTCGCGGGGTATCGAGGCCACCTTTCTCAGGGCCTTGGGTTGGGCGTTGATCATCAGTTGGCCATCCAGTGCTTGGGTTTGCGGGAGGTTTCGGGGTTTGACGATGCGGGCCGGCATCCGGGCGCGCATCTCTTGGGCAATCATGTAGCTCATCAGCTGGTCGTCGTAGCAGCCGTCCTGGGCGTTCATGCTGCCGCTCTGTCGTAGACGTAGGTGGTTGCCTCGTGAATGGTGCCTATCCAGCGGATCCCGGACTGCCCGGCACGCAGCAGGGCCTTGAGGCCATCAACCAGGATCGGCTTGGACTGCCGGGTGGTGAGCCAGCCGAGGCGCGGGCGTCTCGTCGTCGCGGGTCCCGGTCGAGGTGCTCCTGGGTGTAGATGCGCCGGGTCGGGTAGATTCACGGGAGCTTGAGCAGCACGGCGTGACCGTGGTTGTTGCGCTCCGGGCCGATGTAGCCGGACCATGCTCTGCGGTACCGTAGAAGCGGCCGACGTGGGCCAGCAACTGGCAAACAACCCGGGATCGAGGTGCCCGAACCATGGGCCACCTGCCGACCGTCGCTCTTGGCGGTCACTCGAGGCTTGAACGGTCGCCGTGCTCCAGCCCTTCCGCAACGTCGGCGCCGATGGCGTAATCCTCGTCGGGGTCTGGCAGCTCCCAGACCAGCAGCATGTTCTCGAGCGAGCGCTGCCCCTGCTCGTCCAGCTCTCTGGCTTGCGGGCCTTCTCCCGCTTGCCGGTCACCGGGTCGATGTCGTAGACGATTAACGGGGCCATGCAATCGCCCTCTGCATCCATGGTGTGGATAGGGTCGAACACCCGGCGACCAGAGGTCAGGAAGGCTTCCAGCGGCGTGCTGGGGAACTCCTGCTTCATCTCTGCGCCCAGAGTGGACTCTTTCAGCACGTACCACTGCCGCTGCTCGTCGGTGATTGTGCAATTCATCGCCTTCTCTACCGCGGCGAAATACTCCACCTGGGTCTTGCTCATCACCACGCCGGATGCCGGCACGTCAGCACGATACTTGGGGTCCTGCCACCAGGCGAAGAAGTGGAACTTCCAGTCGAGCTGGCTGAGCTCACCGGAGGCCTGCCAGCTCGAGGGACTTCATGCTCATGGCATGGAAGTCGCCGCCACGCCCTTGCTGTTGATTCGATGAAGGCCACGGCGCCCGGGTGGATGCCTGCAGGGTACCGGTACGCACCTCCTTGGCCTTCTCGGGTACTTGGCGCAATCTTCCCGTGCTCGGAGACATGCAGGCGCTGGACGGTACCGGAGCGGAACGAGGTGGCCACCTGGATGCTGGAACCATGCCGGAACAGAATGTGCCCGCCATTCGCCCCGCCGCGCCGGGTCACCACCTTGAATTGGGCCTTGAGCCAGCCAGGCAGGTTATCGAACGGGACTTCAATCTTGGTGCGGTAGATCTCGCCGGCGGCCGTCAGGTCCTGGGCGATGATCCCGCACTTGAGGTTCTTGTTGAACAGCGCCTCATCGAGCAGGTAGATGTCTATGGCCGTGGAGAACCCAAGCTGGCGCGCCTTGAGGATGATGTTCAGGTACCACATGGTCCGGAACAGCAGCTCCTGCGCCGGGCGCAGACGAAAGCGCACCAGCTGGCCCTGCTCGTTCTCGATCATGTAGAGGTTGTTCATTCGCCACCACTTGTCGCTGAGCTTCGAGCGGATGTAGGCCATCTGCTCCTGCTCAGTCATGAGGGAGATATCGAGTTCGGTCATTGGCGGATCCTCAGGCAATAAAAAACCCGCCGAAGCGGGTTGGTGTGTGATGCTGCTGTTATGCTCGTTCTTGCCATGCTGCGGTGATGGCGTTGACCTCACCTCTGGCTGCGGCGCGCCGCTTGACGTTCTCAGCCAACATCGTCACATGGCGGGGATCGGCAATCATGGCGCCCATCTCTACCAGCACGCCATTGCGGTAAAGGCGGTACGGCTCAAGGAGGATGCGCTCAATGGCGACAGTGGCAGCGTAATCAGGTGCGGCGTCACAGCCAATCGGTCGCGCTGCAGGCATAACTGGCGGTAACTCGTATTGCACCTCCCTACCTGAGTCGATGGCATTGCCAACCTCTCTCGGTAACTGGTAGTCGGCAATGTAAACAGTCTTCCCAGTCTCGTCCTTGCGATAAATTCTCATCACCCCTCCAACAGATAATTCCTGCCAATTTTATCACGACATCAGCCCACCAGTCCCCATGTCGTGGAGCTCCGAGACCATCTCACTGACAGGGGTTGACTCACTGCCTCCATCCTTCTCGAGCCGGTCGGCCTCGGCGGTAAGCTTGCGAGTTGCGGCCCGGATGCGGCGGGTGTCCTCCTCTATCTTCGGCACGTTAACGGCATCAACCATCAGGGCGCTCAGGGTGCGCTCGATGGACTCAATCCGCTGGATGTTCCGGTCAAGGGCCTGCTCGGCTTTCAGGATCTTGTCATAGAGCGCTATCCGGTCGGTCATCTCGGTGGCGGTGACCAGGTCCTGCTGCAGCCCCTTGAGCAGTTGGGTGACGGAGATAACGCGCGCCCGAGTGAACTCCAACTCATCACGTAGTTGGAGTTCGCGGGCCTGGTCGAACAGCTCCTCGGCATCGAGGAACTTGGCATAACCGCCGTGGGTCAACGCCGGCCGGTCGCCGGGCTTCCACTTCGTGACCGGGTTGGGGTTGCCAGGGTTGCCCTCGGTGAAGCGGCCGCTGCTGTCCCGGCCGTTTGTTTTCGGGTTCTGGGCTGAGTCTGCCGAGGTGTGTGGGGATGCGGAGGACCTTCCACCTCTTCGCTCTCCCCCTTTCGCCTTGGCCTCATTCCCTTGGGCTTGCGCACTTTGCGCAGATTGCGCAGTTTTGCGCACTTCGGAATGCGAAGATTGCGCAGCTACGCGAGATTTGTCAGGTTTCGCAGGGGATTGCCCCCGGGATTTCAAATAGCGACGCGCCGAGTTGTAGTTCAGGCCGCGGCTGTCACACCAGTCTTTCGCACTGATGCCTGTCGCTTCATGCTCCTGCAGGAACTCTGCATTGAGCTGTGCCCAGTCGGTCTTTGCCATTTAGATGGATAGCTCGCCTTCAACGATGGCATCACCAGGCACTGGCTCATGGGTTGCCGGTACCACGACGGAGACGCCGGTGTTCAGGACGACCAGGGCATGACAGCCGTCATACTTCACCACGTTGGTGATCACCCCGGTCACGGTAATGCCATTAACCACTGCATCGCTCCAGTGCATCGAGATAGTCCAGTAGGTCTGCTGTGGATTCCCCAGAAAGACAAACCCCGCCGTTATTGGCGGGGCTCCATGTCAGCCTGGGGCTTGGTGGCGGGCAGTTTGCTGGTTGACTCGGGGCCGACTGGCAACTTGCCAGAAGCAGCACCGAAGCGCTCAGCAAAGCGCCCTTGTGGATCAGCATGATTCTTGTCATGGTTTTCCTGCACCTCCCTTGCCCTCTCCTGCTTAAGCCAACGGCCCAGAAGGGCCGTTAGAATATCGAGCAGTTCGAGCAGGCCGTTCATGCTATTGCTTCCTCGCCTTCTCAGCCGGCAGGTTCATTGCCAGCTTGTCCAGCACCTTGGTCAGGCCGACCAGAAAGGCTTGCACCTTTCCGATAACCTCGTCGTCCCGAGTGGACGGGGTAACGGCTGCGATCTTGGCCAGCCCCTGTACCACCATGGACGCGCCGCCCACTACAGCCATCAGGATGACAATCCAGTTGATGACCACCTCTACGATGTGCTCCATCGCTCTCTCCTCTCTGCTGTTACCGGTCACCCGGCTATATTGGCAAGGCTTGCGCCTATGCCTCTGACTTCGAGAACTCGGTCGCGGCCATCACCGGCAGGTCACCCGCCGGCACTGGTTCGCCGACTGGCCAGCGGTATGCTGTCACCCGGGAGCGCGGAAAAGCCTTCACGTTCACGGCATCCGCCTGGTTACCGCCCAGCACCAGCAGATTGCCGGCTTTGTCCTGCCCCACTACGAACCCGACATGCCCGCCACCATCCCGGGAGAACACCACCACACAACCTGCAGCCGGCTTTTCCAGCTTTTCCCCCCAGGAGGTATAGGAGCGCGCCCCCTCGAACCGGGTGGACTGAATGCCAACACGCTCCAGGCATGCCCCGACAAAGGCGGCACACCACGGGGTTTCATCATCACGGATGCCGCCCCGCTTGATTGCTTTCCACATCGCCACGATCTCGGGGTTGTGCTGCGGCCCCTTGATCTCCGTCAGCCCGATATGCCGGCGGGCCTCTTCAACCCAACGCTGTGCCATTACTCTTTCCCCCCAGTCATCCAGCCGGTCGCCCGGCGTTCGTAAATCTCCAGGGCCTTAGACCCCATCAGACCAGCCAGCCCAGCCATAAAGCCACACACCGGCAGCGGAGCGGCGATATACCAGCTCAGCAACATGGTCAGCATCCCGGCGAAGCCTGACACCACAACCTGCAGCGCCGCCTCCGCCCAGCGGAATTGCCGCCCTTCGCGTTTCACTGTCTGTATGTAGGTCACAAGCCCTCCCCATACGCTCAGCCCGCCGAATGCCAGATAGGCGAGCACGCTGTAGTTCTGTGGATCCTTGTCAGGCGTCATCGCCCCTCCAGAAACGACAAAGCCCGCACGAGGCGGGCCAGAAATGAAAAAGGCCAGGGTCACAAGGACTCTGGCCATCTTTGAGCAATACTAACGCTGGGGCGGCGAGGATTCAACCAGAAGCAGGCTCCCTAGATATTTGGCCCCTTCGTTTTTTCCAGCGCTTCACCAAAAGTACGATGAGGCACATCGGTCCCAATACCAGCAGGCAAATCAAGCTCACCATCAGTTTTGCAACTTTCCGATCGAACGAGCTCTTTATTGACGCGTTATAGACGACATGTTCATCCCCATGCCAGTAGTCAATGATTCGCTGAACAGCATACCGGCTGTATGGGTACAGCATTCCTAGCACTAGAAATTCCACCACAATGATCTGCCAGTTAACCATTGGTACATCATTTGTTGGTGGTCGAACGCACGGTACAGGAGCAGCGGGGGATCCCCTGTGCCGAGCTGGAGCAAGAGGCCCAGGCCAAGCAGCAGATCATCTGTTCGCGCAGCTTTGGGGAGCGCATCACCCAGATCGACCCTATGCACCAGGCGCTGGCCGGCTACATGGAGCGGGCAGCTGAGAAGCTCCGGGGGGAAGGGATGTGCTGCCGCCACGTCACCCTGTTCATCCGCACGAGCCCGTTCAGCGACAAGGCCCCCTACTACGGCAACCAGGTGAGCACCAAGCTGGCCATGCCCACCAATGACACCCGGGCGCTGCTGGCCCTGATCCCCCAACTACTTCCCCACATCTGGCGCGACGAACAGCGATATCAGAAGGGCGGCGTCATGCTGGCCGACTTTACCCCAGCCGACATGCAGCAGGGCGACCTATTCGCAGCGGAGCAGCAATCCCCCGCAGCGAGGCACTGATGCAGGTCATCGACAAGATCAACCAGGGGCGGTTGGGAAAGGTCTACTTCGCGGCCCGGGGCCGGGATACAAGGGAGTGGATGATGAAACGGGAGCAGCTTAGCCCCCGCTACACCACCTGTATCAGCGAACTCCCCGAGGTGAAGGCATAGCCCTGGAAAGCCGGACCAGCTTTGAGTGCAGAACATTGAGCTTGAAAGATTGTGAACCTTGAGGCGGTTCGGGGTGGATGGCCAGGACCTTGATAAACACTCGCTTTGAGCTTCTCTTGCCCACCTCACGCTTGCAGCTTCTCGACTCAGCCTGCGTCTCCACATAGCGGAGTGACCGGAGATAAATGACGGCCTCGCGGGCCACCTCAGCAGATACAGCCAGCCGTTCGGCCACCTCGTGAAAGTCAAAGAAATCGCCGTGGAGCAGCCCCCAACCGGCGACTTGAAGAGCAGTGATTTTCAGTTTGCTTTCCATACCCCCCCTGATAACAAAGTCTTCAGCCCCTTCCCGTGGTGTCATATTGAGCTCTCAGCACTGCACCAAGGTGTTTCATAAAACCCTCAGCTTGAGTTACTGAGCTGTTAACCTTCTGATTCGCTTCCTCTTTTGAGGTGGCACGGGTGCTGTTGTATATGGCGGCATGCAACTCATACAAATCCTGCCGCAATGCATCATCAGCTATTCTTTCGGTCAGAATCTGCAAGCGCCTATTGCAGGTGCGGTTATTCTCATCAAGCTCATTGTCGATTAGGTTCCGCCCCCACTTTCCACCGTCCTTAGCAGCCATCAGGTCGGCAAGGTGAATTTGCATCATAGACCTGAGCGTATCATTTAAGGTCTCTTGGACGGCCAACAGTGTTTCTCGTTGAAAGGCTCTAGCTTTTTCCATCCGCTCTTGATTGTTCGCATTTTGCTGCAAACGAAACGTGTTTTTACCAGTCAAGATGGTGGTAATAATGCTAGTTGAGGCGCCGATGACCGCTCCAGAAATAACCCCAATGAAGCCCCAGCTTAATTCGTCCATACGCCACTCTTAGGTTTAATTGCCAAACAAGTCGATGAGAATACTGCTTTTTATAGTTGCATTCCAAATGACTACGTAGTTACCAGGGAGGAGAACTGGAAAAGCAGCCGTCATCATTCACATCGCTATGCTGGCACGTCTCAAGCAGCCTTCATCTCCCTCACCTGCCGGTCCATGAGTTTGGACAAGTCTGACGCTTGGTGGATCACCTCATCAACAGCACGCTCTACGGCCTGCCGCATCTCCTGCCCGAATCGGCGCGAGACCAGCTCGGAATCAGGCACCACTCGACCACTGCCGTGGCACTTCGGGCAGTCATCACCCTTACGGGGGCGGACCCCGGTTCCCTTGCAATGAGGACAACGACCAGACCGCAGCATCTCGGCGACACAGTGGTCGCGTGCCAACTGCAGGATCTCGTTACGCTCGGCCAGAAGGCGCTGGTACTCGTGGTCATTGCCACCGCGGTGAGCTCGCTTGGCCTTCTCCATCACCACGGCGGCCCGGCGGCGCTCCTTGTCATAGTGAGGGTGAGACAGCACCAAGTGCTCCAGCTGCTCAGGCAGCGGGCGGCGCAGCAGGATTGCCATGGCCATACCACCGGCCTCGTCGCTGTCCAGCGTGGCGCTGAAGTGCGTCAGCAGCGACGCAAGGGCTTGTTCATCCCCCAGGTGGTCAGCCATGAGGAACTGGAGTCCTTGCGGGTTGCTCTTTGCGGCCACCTGCAGGGCTCCCAGAAACTCCTCTCTCCCCAGCACGCTGGAGCGACCAGACGAGGGGTCATGTAGTGCACCTTTCGGCGAGAAAAGGCGCAGAGCCATTTCGATAGCGTGGGTCATGGTTTGGTCCTCTGGTCTGGGTCCTGATTGAAGGCGGCTAGCAGCCAAGCGCGCAACTGGCCGGATTTGATGTGTTCCGGGGTAACTTCCAGCACGGTCCACCCGAGCAAGGTGGCCTCGTTCATCTTGGTCCGGTCCTCTACGAACCCCCTCCCCCGGGTGTGCCGGCCACCGGAGTGGATCCCGCCGTGGACCTCAAGGGCGACCATGCGGGTGGGCCAGGCGTAGTCGAAGCGCCATTTGCGCTTGGGGTGGAACAACAGCTCGGTGGCGGGGTCAGGAAGGCCGACCAGTTGGATCAGCACCTTGTCGTGCAGGGAAGTGACCTGCTGGGCCTTGCGCACCTGCTTGGCTGCGCTCCTGACCTTCGGGCTGCTACCCAGCAACCGGGCCGCATCGAGGGCGGTGAGGTGGATCATGCAGCCCTCCCGATGGTGTTCTTGCGCAGTTCGGTGACTTCTCTGGCCACCTGCTCCAGCAGGGTCTCCTCGCTGCCGTGCTCTTGCTGCCAGGAACGCGGGGCGGCGTGGAACCCTGTGGGGTAGCAGGCACGATGATGTCGCGGGCAAAGCGGTAGCACCCGGGTGTGCTCGGCGCGCTGGGCCATGCCAGACCCAGAGCGCACGTGATGGATTTCCGCTGGCGTGGCACCATACCCGGCATTGCGGCATGCAATGCAACCCAGGGAGGCGACGTCGGAGAGATGCTGCTTGTCAGCCTTGGTCTTGCTCATGCTGCAGCCACCTCCCCACCCTGCGCATCAAGCAACTCGCCCATGCTCTTCACCTTCCAGCGCAGCACCTGCATTTCACGCTCTTGCCGGTGGAAATCATCGTGGTAGCGGGCAAGGCGTTGCGCCTTCTGTTCGGCATCGCGCAGCCGGCGACTCATCACCTGAGGATCCCCGATCCGGCTCAGTACGAGGGCCATCATCTCCAGCTCAAGCTGGTCATTCTTCTGGTGCGCCCAGACGGTTTCGGCTCCGGGTCCATTGTGGCCGAGCAGCATGCACACATGCCCGGCAAGCAACTTCACATGGCCGCGGCTGTTCACCCAGAGCAATCCCCAGCCATGCGGCAAGTCGTCCAGAGTGATGATGCCCTCTGGGCACATGTAGTACCGGTAGGTCCCCATCCCCAGAACCTTGCCATTGCGGTGCGGCTTCTTGGCATCGACGAGGAAGTCAGATCGGGATACCTTCACCTCGACAAGGACTGAACCACCGTTACATCCCCAGCGGTATCCCCATGCGTCAGCTCGCTCTCCACCATAGAGACCACCTACCTCAATCATGGCGATCTGGCAGGCTGGCCCCTTGTTGCTCATTGAGCGTTTGAGCCATGAGCAGGCAATCTCAGACAGGCGAGAATGGGTGAATTGATCGCTCATGCCGCCGCCCTCCCGTAGGCGGCCACCCAGTCGAAACCTCGGCGGGATTCATCCCCGAACTTCACGCCCTGCTCAGCACCAAAAGCCTGGGCGAGCTCGATGAGGTCGCGCATCTCGCGCACGGTCATCTTGGAGGTGGACTTGCCCAGCACTACGAAGCCATTCCCGTTGAGGTTCGGCACCACGTCCTGCTGATACAGGGCGGCGCTGAGAACATGCTTCCAGTCCTCCTTGGCGAGCTTGCGGCCGTGCCAGATCACCTGCTCGGCGATATCGGTCATGACTGCCCAGAACAGAGCATTCTGAGCCAGGGAACGGGTCATCTCTTTGACTTCGATGACCAGAGGCTTGTCTTGGTCAACCGGCAGGCCAGCGACCATCTGGCAAGCACGGGACCGGATTTCAGGGCTGCGGAGGAAATATTTGGGATAGGAGCTCATGCCGCATCAGTCCCTGTCAGTACAAGGGACAGCTGTGCTCGCGCCTTGAGCTGGGCTTGCTCCAGGCCCAGCGCTCGTTTCTCGATACGTCGCTGGGCAAGCCCTTGTCCATGGAAAGAACCTTTGGAGACAGATAGAGCCTCCCGCCGAGCAAAGTCGTGCAGGAGATGCTGCAGATCTCGATTCTCGTGGAGTTGTTCCATCATCCAGTTGAACGCTCGGATGTAGAGCAGTTTGAATTGGGCAGCCTTTTTGCCAGTAAATCCCATGACCAAGAACACCATGCCGTCTTTCGTAATCAGGTACTCGGGTCTTGGAACGCCATTTTTATCAATGAAATCAGTCAGCTCAAAATTGAGCGCAGCAAATTCCTCATCACAGTCCAGCGAGCGGATAGCTCGCAGCACGTTGCGATGCTCCTTCCCAAACAACTCAGCAACCTTGCGGGAAGTGGTGAAAACATCGCCATGCTGGGCGATCACCAGCTCTCGGAATAGCAGTTCCTGTTCGGGGCTTATGGGATGATCAACCAACGCAGAATTGCGGTGGTTGTTAAAATTGACGGCGCGCCCCAGTTGGGTCGCAACGGATAGATCTCGGGTATGTGGTTTGGTCATGGTCTGGGTCCTTTGGTCAAACTACCGGGTGGTCTAAGTCCGGCACTGGCAATGGTACGGCGCGCTACACCCCGTGTCACTGGTTGGCAAGGCCCTCCCCTTCGAAGTTATCCACAGCCCCAAACGCAACACCACACCGAAACACCAGTACTGGCGCGCCTCTCAGCCGTTCTACCTCCTCCGCCACTTGCTCAGACGTCGTGTCGAGCACCAGCCAGTGCCCTGCCCCGCGCTGGCAGTCCGTATGCCCCAGCACGGCGATCTCGTCTGCCACTTCCAACAGCACCCGTTCCCCGCACCATCCACGGACGGCCGGATAGATCACCACCCGGCAGAATTTCGCGGCTTTGACCGCGGCGATCACGTCTTGGTTGAACATCACATCACCTCCAACAGTCCGCGATTTGAGTTGAGCAAAGAGGCTCTCTCGGCAACCATCTGCTTGGTAACCCAGTCAGACCTCTCGTAAACACTGGACGCGTCTGCATCTGGCCATGGGCAACCGATATCCATCCAAAATCGCTCTCCATCCCCCTTACCAACCCAGAACCAACCATCAGGAAGCACAGGTAAGTCCGTGGTTCGGTATTCAGGCCAATCGAGGTGAAACTCCATCACGACGGCGATTTGAATCATTTCGTCTTGGCTCAACATCCCTAAATCCTCCCTGTGATGGTAAAACCGCGCTGACGGCGTTCGGTGAGTATCCTGTCCAGCTCAACCTGCACCGCGTCGCTCGTCACGTCGCCGTCACGCTGCAGCACGATCACGGTCGCCTCCATCTCGCATGCCCTGATGGAGATCACCAGCCTTGGCTCCCGGGCTGGCGCAGCCGTGGCTGGCTGCCGGCGCAGTATCTCTGCCCGCACCTCTGCCGGGCGCGGAGCGAACTGACGATCCACATCGGCCGCCATGTCCTGCACTACCTCCCGGATCTGGGCCGGGGTGAAGCCGCGCAGCACGCCACCCCATGCCAGCGCCACGCCGCGGGCGTTGGCATCCAGCTGGTTGGCACTGGCAGGCCAGCTCCCGGCCATCAGCGGCAGTAGCTCCTCGGCGATAAACGCGGCCATACGGGCGCTAATGGCTGGCGCCTCCTGGTTGGCTGGCAGAGCGGTCACGTTAGAGGGGAGTGTCATCGTCATAGCTGACAGCTCCCGATTCGATGAGACTGCGCGCCTGCTGCTGGGCGGCGGCAATGTTGGACATCGGCTTGCGCTTACCCTCGAAGCCCTCCCACTCGCCGTTCAGGCAGCGCGGGCGACCGATCTGATCCCAGCGCTGGGCGCCAGCCAGGTACCCGGCGAACTTCTGCGGCGCAAACAGGGTCATTGGCCGCAGGTATTCGGCCATTTTCAGGTTTGCGGACCAGTGCTCACGCTTGAAGTCGATCACCAGTTGCAGCTCGACCACGGAGTAGCCCTCCGCCAGTCTGGCGTTGATGTTCTGCAGGGTGGTTGGTTTGGCCTGATAGCGGCGATTGCATGCGGCGTTGAGGTGGTTCAGCACAGCCAGAGAATCGGCAGATGGCTCTGCCGTTTTTTTAGCCGGTTTTGTTTCGTCAGAAACAGAACAAGAGATCTGTTTATTATCTTCAGAGTTTATATTGTTATTAATGATAAGATCTTCGGCATGATACTCCGCACCTAACTCCGCGCCGCTGAGTTGGCGATCACCCTCTAACCCCATATCTGGAGCGCCATCAAACTCCGCGCCATACTCCGCGCTAAAGTGTTGCGAAACTCCGCGCTGGTAAGCGTCGAAATTGAGCAGGCTGATGATGGTGTAACCGCTCTTGCCCTGCTTTGTCTCCCTGCTGATCGCCCCCTCCTCCTCGAAATAGTCCAGCGCCCGACGAGCCTGATCCTCAGATACGCCACACGCTTTCCCGAGCGAACGAGCAGAGCAAGCCAGTTGGCCGCGGTGAATGGTGAGGCGGTTGCCATTGAAGGTGACTTCACGGCTCTCATAGGCCGCATCCAGCAGCAGATGCAGCCACACCGACTTCTTGGCTACATCCTTGTACCAAGGGGCGTTCAGCATCGACGAGTAAGCGAGGCGGAAGCCATTGCGGGCATTTTCGCTCACGTTGCTACCTCTGCTGATAGGTTTGGAAATGGGGGCACTGGGCCCCGGGAATTTGATAACGGTGTTCATGCTGCCTCCACCTGCGCATCTGCGCACAGGATGACCACGCTGACGCTGGCGCCTTGGAATTCGTTGTCGAATGCCTTGGACCACCGGCAGTCAAAGCCAGGAAGGGTAAGAGAGTTCTTTGCACCAGACGGCAGGATCGCGACCAATCGTCCGCGAGGTTTAACCATGCTGGCAGCATGCTCTGTATGAGCCTTCCAGCGCCCCTCGCTGAACGGTGGGTTCATTACCACTCGATCGTACTTCTGTCCTCCACCTAGTTTCAGAAAGTCACCCTGCACCACGGTGTATCCCTTGGCTTTCAGGATCTCGCAGTGCAGCTTGCTTACCTCGACGCATGTGAGCCACTGCGTATTGATGTGGTCAGCCAGACCGCCCTGCCCTGCGCTTGGCTCGAGGCAGTTGTGTTTCGCTGGATCAATCTCCGCCAACTCAACAGCCAACTGGGCTAGCTTCTCAGGCGTGGGATAAAACTGATGGCTCTTGTGGTCAGGGATACAGCCTGATGCAATAACGGCATCAAGCACCTCGCGCATGTCGTAGTCGAACTCAAACCACTCGTAACCACCTTTCGTCATGCGTACTGCACCAATCGCCTCTAGCACCTTGGCAACCTCTGCACGCACTGATTTGTCATCGCAGTAGCGGAATTCCAGGCTGTTACGGTTGGTGGTTACCGGATCGCGCATCGAGTGGTCAAAAGATGACTTCCAAGGGGTTGTTCGCGGTCTCAGCATTTCAGCAATGACTCGCACCACCGCGAACGGCAGCGGGCGCTCCATCATCACGAAGTCCTTGATCTGCTTCTTCGGCTTCTGGCGAAACTCGGCCGGGATAGCCATGGGGTGCATGCTGGCCAGGACGCAATTCAACTTCCACGCCATATCAGGGTGGATCTCGAAGTGCGCAGTGCCCTTTTTGTAGGTTCTGATCCGCATAGCTCCGCCATCGATGCTCACCCACTGACCAGAGTTGCGATTGGCGGCAGCCAGCATCTGATCGGTGTTCTGCCAGTTTGGTTCGTCATCGCGACCCATGAACTTGGCGATCACCTGGCGCAAGTCAGTGATGTACTCCTTGCGATGGTTAACGTAGATGATCATCCGCTTGCTGAAACCCTGCGGTTGGTTGGTAACGTGCTCGCCGGATAGGTTCTGGAAGATGCCATCGACGCGCTCACCAAAGAATTTGTGACGGCTGGCCAGCAGGTCCATCAGCGTGGATCTGACGGTCTCCTCCTCAAAGTCAGGGGTCTGCTTGTTGCGGATTTGCTCGTTCCACTCATCACGGCGCTTGGCCGGCATGTAGTCGTAGACGTCGGTCATCTGCATAGCCTGCTGCCAGTAGTCGGCGTTCAGCTGGGCGACGGCCCCATCCAGCTTGAAGATGTCAGCCACGGCGCGGATAAAGCGCTCTCCGCCCTGATTGCCGCGCAGGAAGTAGCCGATGGCAGATGCGTTGTCTCCACCGTGAATGAAGCCGGCCACGCTCTCAATATTGGCTCGCATGGCCTTGTACCTGCCGATCAGCCCATCAACCAGATCAGTGGCAACCGGGGCAAAAAATTCGCTACCGGTCATCAAAATTGAATCAGTGCTTGCTGCGATAGTCATGCCGCTACCTCCTGCTCGGTGTAGGCGCAAGCCGGGCATTCAAAGGCGTGATCGTCGGTACTGGAACGCAGCTCACTGCCGCACAGCGGGCAGTGATCGAGGTCGTGCGGCAAGGGGTGGCCCATGGGGGCCATGGTTGAATTGGTCATTTCTTGGGTCCTGTTTAAAAAAGCCCGGTGGTAAGGCGGGCCTGGGGAAATTAGGCGCTAGGCTGCGCCTCGGCACGCTCAACAGTGCGGGCCTCGAGTTCGCGAGCAAGGCGAACGGCTTGGCGATCGGTGCCAGCGGCATGTGCGGTCGAAATCAGCGGCTCATCGAGGGCCAGGGCCAGCTCATGCATGACGGCCTTCAAAACGATGTTGTCGCGATCGCTGACGTACTGGGATGCCGGTCGCGGCGGTCTGGCTAGGGTGTTCATTGGTTACCTCCCGAGAACGAAGTTGATGAGTTTTTGCAGTGGGCGGAGTGGGCGCTCTTCGTTGTATGCGGCCTCATCCTCCTGGGTGAACTGCAGCAGGCCCCGCTCGGGCAGGCCGGATCCCTCAAGGATTTCTTCGACGGTCACGGGCGGGAACCCTTGTTCAACCAGGCTCCGGTTGGCTCGTTTTACGGCTCTCGCCAGGATCTGCGGCTCGTGCTGAGATATTGCCTTGAGCAAGATGAGCAGCGAGGTGCGGGCGAATGCAGTTTCGGTCATGTTCATTTCGGCGCCGACTTCCTTCCATACCTGGCGCTGCGCGGGGTTTCCGCGAACGCGAAGTGGAGAAATGGTGCTCAGATTTTCATGGTCTGGCTGGGCAATTCTTCCCATTGGGGTGGTCCTCTGTTGGTACTGAACCAGGCCGGTGGTCAGGCGGCAATGGGTTTCAGGTAGCCGAGATCAATCAGGCGCTTGGTCAGCCACTGCTGGCCTTTGCCTGTCACCATGGGCGTGAAAGTAGGGACGGTCTCATCGTTGTGGGTGCGGGTGCCCTCCTTTACGGTGAAGTAACCGCGCTCGATGTAGTCTTGGAATGGCAGGTTGTGCCGGTTACCGCCGCTCATCAGAATGCGGTGATCGCGCAACGTCCGAAACAGAACGTTCTGGCCGAGGCCAACGGCGCGGGCGTAGTTGCCGATATTGACGCCCTTGTCGTCACCGGCAACGCGATCGGCAAATGCCACCTTGGGTGCCTGAACCGCCAACAGATGGTTTTTCTGCTCCACTTCCAGCGCAAGGCGGCCGGCCTCAAGCAGCGCGGCAGCATAGGTCTGCGGGATCTGCGGCCCCTGCTTGGATTCCAGCTCCTGCCAGCGGTCCACAATCTGGGCGGTAAACTCGGGGCAGTTCTGGGCCACCAGGATCAGCGAGTCGCGCTTATTGAGGCGGTATTCCTCATAGACGTTGCCGTTGTGGGTGAACTCTTGCGTTGCAAGGGTTCCGATAACACCAGAGGCAGCAAGGCGTTGGGCGGAAATTTTGATGTTGCTATGTTGCTTACCAAGCAGCTCCGCAATCTCGCGGGTGCCCATGGTCATTTCGGTGTTTGCGATAAGGCTCAGATTGGTCATGGTCTTGGGTCCTGTGGGTATTTTGTTTCAGTCACTTACCGCTGGTCAGGCGGCAGCTTTTGTATCCTTCTCGGTATTGGAGTAGTCGCCAAACCCGAAATCAAGCTCACCATTGCTTGCGCTAACAAACAATGCAGCGGCTTTCGGGGATACGATGCCTCCGTTCTTCTTTCTCCAGTCATTGAAACAAACTCGGTTGTAACCAATGGCATTGGCGGCCTTTGCCGCACTGCCAAAAAACTTGATGGGTTCGTCGATGTGCATGGTTGGTCCTCTTATGTATACCTGCCAATATTAGTAAGAACAAACTAACCAGTCAACATAAAGCAAACCTTACCACTGGTAAGGCATAATGGATGCCGTTTGTTGAATCTAACGATATGGTGAAATCAATGTCTTCCTTTAACGAAAGACTCAAGCAGCTAATGATGGAGCGAGGTTTGACCGCTGCAGATCTGGCGCGGAAAACTGGCTTATCAAAGCCAACTCTGAGTGCCATCATCAACGGCAACACCAGTGATCCTAGAATTAGCAGCGTGCTAAGCATCTCCAGAATTCTTGGTTGTGACCCAATATGGCTATTCGTCGGCAAGAGCAGCGCTGAGTACGCCTCCAGCACAGCTGTATCAAAAGTCCCTATCTGGAACATGATGGATATGGTCGGCCACCCGATCGATGCAATACCACTGATCGACACCGGAAAGCACTTGGTTGTTGAGGATGGCGGGCACTTATGCGCCGTGATCGCTGAAAACGACGATCTGGCCGCAAGCGGTATTCACAAAGATGATGTGCTAGTTATCGACATGAGCTTGCAGCAGCTAAAGCTCGAAAATGGCGATATTGCGCTGATAAAGCATGGCGAGAAGATTCTGCTGTTGAGGGCGAAAAATGCGATTGATGGCATGAATCTGGTTGCCGACGACCCCCACTTCGGGTTTCTCAAGTCAAGCGAAGCAACAATTCTAGGGAAGATGGTTGAACTGCGCCGTTCCTGACTGTTTAGCATCACCAACAAACCCGCCCATCGGCGGGTTTTTTCTTACCAGAAAACTAGCGGCGTGAGCGGCATTCGCACACGAAGTTAAAAAAAACTTACTAAGGTATTGCCTTGTTAGTTATTCCTGCCTATCATGCATTCAGTAAGTTTTGCCTAACCGATTAAACCAAACGTTGACGGTTGATGGCAAAAACAGAATTCAGTACCACTCGGCAACAGGACCCGGCCCCTCACCAGGGCAGCAGTGAGAAGCGCCTGACCAGCGCGTAAGAACGACAAAGCCCGCACAGGGCGGGCTTTGAAGGACTGGGGTACCACCCCCAATCGGAAGTCGCCAGGGGACCAACCCCGGCAAACAGGACCCAGCATGACGAATCAAGTGGGTATTAGCGAGGACCAACTCGCCAACAGGAGTGAATGTACCATGACCAAGCGCATTTTTTCCAGAGCCGCGAAAAGAGCGGATCAGATTATCGCCACTATCGCCGACCACATAAGCGGCAACAAAGCTCGTCGAGCACGCCTCCACCGTCGGGTCATCGAGATTGCAGACGACATCCGCCGCCAGAAGATGGCAGAAAAGCGCGCCATCGCAAACCAGCGCCTTGGCCGTGTCCCGCAAGGTCATCGCCTGATGCTGAACCTGACTGCGCAGAACCACCGCAACGCCGTCTAACCCGGGTCTGGCGCTTCCCTCATAGCGCCGTAGCCAAAGCCTCTTTCTCAAGCACCGCAAGGATGCTTTGGCTTCGCTCACGCCAAATTCGGCTGAGCTCGCTCTTTAACAACTCGGAACCGGCTCACAACCACGAATCCCGATGCCGGTAGGGATGCGCCGATACCCCGTTAAAACCGGAATGCGGTGTGTGAATGTGAACGGCGGCCACTGGCAACAGTGGCCAGCCTGGAGCCTCTTGTATCAGGGGGTTGCAGGCTGACAGTCGCCCCAAACAGATCCATAATGCTTCCTTCGAAACAAGGAGGGGATATGAATCGAGTAGGGGGTTGGATCGGAGCGGTGTTGCTTGGGTTGTCATTGCTAGCTACACCGATGGCGCGGGCAGAAGTGGTGGGCCAAGATGTTGTAACCAAGGTTATTGAACGAGCAGATAAAGGTGACGTTGCTGCTCAGGCACTTCTTGGGCTTGCATATTTCTTCGGCGACAACGTGCCAAGGGATACCAAGCAGGCATTGGCCTGGTTCCGTAAGGCTGCCGAGCAAGGGGATGCCGAGTCACAGTTCAATCTAGGAGTGATGTACAACAATGGCAATGGAGTAACCCAAAACCACAAGCTGGCTGCCGACTGGTTCCTTAAGGCGGCTAAACAAGGGCATATGAACTCCCAAGCGAATATCGGGTTAATGTATGCCAATGGTGATGGTGTCACCAAGGATGACAAGCTGGCTGTGAAATGGTTAAGCAAGGCAGCAAAGCAAGGCGATCCTCTAGCCCAAGGAAACCTAGCAGTTAAATATTTTTCCGGCCTTGGAGTGACACAAAATTACCAACAAGCTGAACAATGGTGGCTAAAAGCAGCGCAGCAAGGAGACGTTGGCTCCCAACTTGTATTGGGTGCCATGTATAGCCAAGACAGCGAGTTTACCAAGAATTACAAACAAGCAATGCACTGGTATCGGAAAGCTGCCGAGCAAGGCAGCCCTGAAGCCCAGCACAACATGGCTGCCATGTACTTTGATGGCCGTGGCATTCCACAGGACTATGTCCAAGCTTATGCTTGGTTCTCCGTTGCGGCTGCAAATGGCGTGGAAATGTCCCCGCCAGAGCGAGATAAAGCAGCCAAGCGTCTCACCCCAGACCAACTCGCCAAAGGCCAAGAACTGGCCGCCAGCTACTTCGAGAAATACCAACCAAAGTAGTCGCCACAACGACCACCAGACCAAGCCCAGCCACTGCTGGGCTTTTTCATGGATTGACAACCATGCCAATGTTTCTAGATACTATAAAAGCAACGGCAAAATCCGTTGCCGGGATTGGCGTCCTGATAATCAAACAAGCGCATAACACGCGCCAGCGTGTTTTTTTATGCGCAGCCCAGTAGTACCTGTCAGTTATGGCGGGCTGGGTGGGGGCCCTTAGGGGCACCGGGTTCTTGTTTGACCGGCACGCCAACCCTGCTCAGTTCGCCACCAGATGATTGGCGTCGTCGGTGGCGTTTCCAAACTTTTTGGAGATCGCAAACATGACAACTCAAGCCATTGCCCCAGCCACCATGCAGGGCCTCGTCGCCGTTGTAGAAAGCGGCACCCTGATGACCACCTCGCTCAAAGTCGCCGATGCCTTCGGCAAGCGCCATGACAACGTGTTGCGTAAATTGGAATCTCTCAGTTGCTCACCTGAATTCACTGCCCTCAATTTTGAGGTGAGTGAATATACCGATACCACAGGCCGCAAACTGAGCATGTGGAACATGACCAAAGATGGGTTCATGTTTCTTGTCATGGGCTTTACCGGCATCAAGGCCGCCGCCATCAAAGAAGCCTACATCGCCGAATTCAACCGCATGGCCGATGAGCTCCACCGCCGCGAGCTGGAGAAGCTAACAGACGACATCCCCTTCCCGCCGACTGCCAGCGAACTGCACAAATGCAGCGGGCAGCAACTAGCCAGGGCCCTCTGCCACAAGCTGGGCGCCACCCGTTACATGCTCAGCATCGAGCCAGACAGTGGCAGCATGAGCGGACGCCGCGGCGGTGACAGCATTACCCTCTGGCCGGTCGCCGACTGCGCCCACGTCATTGATCCAACCGATCCGCGCGATATGCAGCGCATGCTCGACCTGATGAGCAATGACGACCTGACCGACCTGATGAAGCTGACCCTGGCTTCTGTCACTCGGCGCACCAAATCGCTGATACAGCCACGCTAACCAGCGCCAGTTTCAACCAACAACCCCAGCCTTCGCGCTGGGTTTTTTGTTTTTACCACCACAGGACCCAGACCATGAAGCAACTGACCAAAGCCCAGCTGATGGGATTTCGCGGCTCTATGCCGCCCCGCACCGAGCATCGCTACAGCGTGACAGTCGAACCCAGCGCAGCAGAGCGCCGGCTTGCCCACCAACGCACTGCCGCCCGCCGCGCCATTGAGGAGTATCACGAAGCGCGCGCCCTGCGGCTTGAAATGGAGATGTAGTCATGACCAACGAAGCCACCCTGCTCGCTCTGCTGGAAAGCCAGGAGGCCGAGGTCAACGCCAAGGCTGAGTGGATCGCCGAGTGGAGCGAAGAGAACCTGCCACTGCTGCTGGCCGGCCAGCTCGAGACCGACGCCGCCACCTTGCTCGCCGAGGTGAATGCCGAACGAGCGACCCAACTCAACCAGGCCATTTACCTACTGATGGTGTCCGGCGACAAGGTGCCGCTTACCCTGCAAATCCAGCAGGTACTGAATGCCGGGCTCGATGCCCTCGCCCAAGAGGCCTGGAGTAACCACCTTGCCGCCCTGCACGACGCAATGAGCGACGAGCAGTGGGAACACTACCAGCAAAGGAGCGCAGCATGAACGCCATCGCCGACACCTCCGCCGCGCACCCACTGGGTCGGGTGTTTGGCCTCTCCAACGAGGAGTACCACGCAGGCCCCGGGGTTAGCAAAAGCCAGCTCGACCAGATCGCCGAAAGCCCGGCTACCTATATCTGGGCCAAGAACGCCCCGCTCGACCAGGAGAAACTCAAAGCCTTCGACATGGGCAGCGCCATCCACTGCCTGCTGCTGGAACCGGACGAGTTCGAAAGCCGCTTCATCATCGCCCCACCGTTCAACCGCCGCACCAACGCCGGCAAGGCAGAAGAGGCCGAGTTCCTGGCCAGCTGCGCCGAGCTGGGCAAGACGGTGATGGATGCCGAAGAAGGCCGCAAGCTCTACCTGATGCGCGACAGCGTGATGGCCCACCCGGACGCACGCTGGCTGTTGGAGCAGGAGGGGCACAGCGAGGCCTCCTTCTACTGGATTGACCCAGAGACCCAGGAGCTGTGCCGGGTCCGCCCCGACCGCCACCTGAGCAATCACCCCATCATGATCGACGTGAAGTCGGTAGACGATATGGGGCGCTTCGAGCGCCACGTCGAGGAGTTCCGCTACCACGTGCAGGATGCCATGTACTCCGAAGGCTTCCACCGGGTGATGGGCGAGCAGTCGGATTTCGTCTTTCTGGCGGTCAGCACCAGTGTGAACTGTGGCCGCTACCCAGTGCGGGTGCGCCCCCTGACTGACGACTGGAAGGATGCCGGCAAGTACCTGTTCCACCGCGACCTCCACCGCTTCCACGACTGCCGGGTCAAAAACGACTGGCACGACTTCAAACCCCTCCAACGCCCGACCTGGGCGACAAGGAAAGCAGCATGAGCAACATCACCAGCATCAAGCAGCAGGCGGCCGATAACTTCGCCGCCCAGTTCCCCATTCTCGTACAGCGAGGCATCGACGAGCCGACCTGGAACGCCCTGTGCAACACCATTTACCCGGGCGCCAACCCCGATTCGGTGGTCATGGCCATCGACTACTGCAAGGCGCGCGGCCTGGACATTCTGCTCAAGCCGGTCCACCTCGTCCCCATGCAGGTGACCGATGCCCGCACCAAGGAGAAGGTCTGGCGGGATGTGCCGATGCCCGGGATCGGCATGTACCGGATCCAGGCCGATCGCTCCGGCAACTACGCGGGGGTCGACGAGCCCGTGTTCGGGCCGGATGTGACCGAGGAGTTTCAAGACCCCTACAACCAGAGCGCCAAGATCAAGGTCACCTACCCGCAGTGGTGCAAGTACACCGTCTTCAAGATGGTCAACGGCCAGCGGGTTGCCTTCCACGCCCTGGAACGCTGGAAGGAGAACTACGCCACCCAGAGCAGCAAGACCGAATGCCCCAACGCTATGTGGCGTAAGCGGCCGTATGCCCAGCTCGCCAAGTGCACCGAGGCACAGGCGCTGCGCAAGGCCTGGCCGGAGATAGGCAGCGAGCCCACCGCCGAGGAGATGGAAGGGAAGGAGATCATCATCAACGAGATCCCCGGCAACCAGCTACAGCAGGCTTCCCCAGCAAAGAGCCGCGCCCTGGATGCCATCCGCGGCCAGAGCGCCGAACCGGTCACCCTGGAGCACGAGCAGGTGGTCGACCCCGCCCTGGCGGAGCACGCCAACGCCTACGCCGACCACTGCGCCGCCATCGAGGGGGCATGCGATACCACCGAATGGCAACAGGCCTACACCACCGCCTGGACCTGGGCCAACGAAACCGGCGACCAGAACATCATTGCCGGTATCAAGCAGATCGCCGGCGAGCGCAAGAAGCAGCTCAGTACCGGGCACCGCGCCCAGCAATAACCAACAAGGCCCGCTCACTGCAGGCCTTTTCAATCCTAAGGACCCGTCATGACCGCACAAGCCAAGACCGACAACTCCCAGGCTCAACTGGTTGTCATTGAACCCACTACCGCCGTCGCCCTGTTCACCGAGGGCCAGGGCATGGCTGAACTACTGGCCGATATCCGCCAGAAGGCAACCAGCCTGGTACCCGACATCACCACCGCCAAGGGCCGCAAGGAGATCGCCAGCGTCGCCCATGCCGTCGCCCGCACCAAGACTTACCTGGACGGGCTCGGCAAGGAGCAAACGGACAAGTTCAAGGAGATCCCCAAGCGCATCGACGCGAACCGCAAACAGATCCGTGACACGCTGGACACCCTGAAAGACGAGGTGCGCGCCCCGCTCACCCAGTACGAAGCGGCAGAGGAAGCCCGGGTGGCAGCACTGCAAGACCGCCTAACCATGCTGAAAGACCTTGGTGATTCAGGCGCTCACGAGTTCGCCGCCGCCGATCTGCAGACCATGCTGCAGGAGATCGAGCAGACCGCGCTGGACGACACCTGGCAAGAGCTGCTGCCCCAGGCAACCGTCGCCAAGGAGCTCGCAGCCAAGCGCCTCGGCGAAGCGCTGGCGGCCCGCCTGAAGTACGAAGCCGAGCAGGCCGAGCTGGAGCAACTGCGCCAGAAGCAGGCCGAACAGGAGCGCATCAACCGCGAGCGCCTGATAGCCGAGCAGGCGGCGGAGCAAGCCCGCCGGGAGGAAGAGGATCGCCAGCGCTTGGAGCGTGAAGCCGCCCAGCACCGCGAGCAGGAGGCCCAGCGCCAAGCCCAGGCCGCCCGTGAACGTGAAGAACAAGCCAGGCGCGATGCAGAGGCAGCCGAGCTGGCCCGCCAGCAGGCAGAATCCCGCCGCATTGCCGAAGCTGAGCAGGCAGAGCAGCGCCGCTTGCAGGCCGAAGAAAATGCCCGTCGCCAAGCCGAAGAGGCGGCAGCACGCGCAGCCGAGCAGGAACGCCAGCGCATCGAGCACGAACAGCGCCTGAAAGCCGAAGAAGATGCCAGCCGCGCTGCAGATCGCGCCCATCGAGGCCGCATCAACAGCGCCATCCTGCTGGATCTGATGGGCCTGGGGATTGAGGAGGAAAAAGCCATCAACCTCATCAAGCACATCGCCAGCAACAAGATCGACCACCTGACCATCAACTACTGATCACCCGCCCCGCCGCCAACGGGGCTCTTGCAATCCCAGAGGACCAACCATGACCACGCTGAACCCCAGCGAGGCGACCAGTCTCGCCCTGAACACCCTCACCAGCCAGATCCGCAACATCCTGCTGATGCCGGACGGCCCGGCCAAGGCCGCCATCGGCAGCTTCGAAACCCTGCTCAACGCCAACCTGACCATGATCAGCGAGGCCGCCAACGCCCACATCGACGAGTTCAACACCCTGATCGGCGAGCTGGAAGGCCGGGATGGCGAACTGCTCACCCAGGCGGCCCCGGTCAGCGAGCTGCGCCAGCAGGTTGCCGAAGCCGAGCAGCACATTACTACCGCACGACAAGAAGGCGCCACCGGGTTGGAAGCCAAGGCCGACGAGCTATATAAGGCCCAGCGCGCCCTGAACGACGTCCAGACCAAATACAGCGCCCTGCAATACAGCGCCTGCGAGCTCAAGGTGAAGCTGTGGGAAGAGCAGTTCGCAGCCAACCAGCAGGCTGAACAGCATAAGGAGGCGGCATGAGCACCCAGCAAGCGAAAAATGATTTTCTGCGCGACACCTCTGAACACACTATGAAGGTGCATCGTGATGATGGCCTTTACCGTCACCTTGAGTTTTCTAACCGTGGCAGCTCTGTCTACCGCTTCGACCTGGTTACATGGCCTGGCCACCTCACGGTCTGCGGCGACATGGGGACATGGACATTCAGCCGAACCGCCGACATGTTCGAGTTCTTCGGTGGCAACTTCGAGAAGGGCGTCAATCCGCGGTACTGGGGCGAAAAACTCCAGATGGGAGCTTCTGGCCGCCGCGATGAAATCTGCATGGAGTTTGACGAGGAGTCCTTCAAGTCTGGGCTGCAGGAGTGGATAGCGGAGTTACAGCAAGATTGTGAAGAAGATGGCAAGGACTGTTCAGGCATTATCCGCGCGGTCAATGAAATCTGCGAAGAGAGCTACAGCCACGAGTTTCAGGCCTGCCAGGCTATCCACGATTCAGACCTGCCAAGCCAATATGAGTTGATGGAGGGGCTGACGATGAAGCGATACAGCCACCACTACCTGTGGATCCTGCACGCTATCGTCTGGGGGATTCAGCAGTACAACGCCAGCAAGGAGGCTGCATGAGCCAGCAACTACCAGAACTGTTGCAGAGAATGCAGCATTCACTGAACACTCAGCATGGTCGCTTCACTGCCGACCCGCTCTATTGCGTGTTCTCCAAGCGCGAGATTGTTGTTGATGCTGACTATGACCACGACCGGATTTTTTGGTGGCATCAAGAAAGACACGTAGAGGCCTCAGAGACGACTGAGCGAAGACTGGAGAGCCTCCGACGGGATGGCCGCGAAACTGGCGACTGGGTAAAGCTGGCCGTCAAAGAGATCGACAATTTCGAAACAGCCTGCTTCACAGAGCAGGGCTGTAAGGACTTCCTCGAGATCCAAGGCCACAACCTGCGCAAGCCCTTCATCTACGCCACTAGCCTGTTCCGCAACAGGGAGATGATCGCCCTGCGGGAAGCGTTGATGGCTGACCAGCTGACCGCTGTTGAATGCAAGGAGGCTGCCAATGGCTGACTACCGCGGCTCCACCACTCCAGAAGCCACCCGCGACATGACCCAGACCCCGCTCTATCTCTTCCGGGCGCTGGATCTGGAGTTCAACTTTGTGCTCGATGCCGCCGCCCTGCCGGAAACGGCGCTCTGTGAGAAGTACCTAACACCGGATATCGACGCCCTGAGCGTGGACTGGGGGGACTTCATCAGCCCTTCAGTGCGCTCGCCGTGGGCATGGCTGAACCCGCCCTACTCAGATATCGGGCCTTGGGTGGAAAAATCCATTGAGCAGCAGGGGCGCGGCATCGGCACCGTCATGCTGGTCCCACAGGACACCAGCACAGAATGGTATCCAGGTGAGCGCGCCAGCGAGGTGCGGCACATCACTGGCTACCACGACGAGAACGGCAAATGGCGCAACGGCCGGGTGAGCTTCATCAACAAAGAAACCGGCGAGGAAATGAAGGGCAACCCCAAAGGCTCCATGCTCCTCATCTTCGCCCCCAACTGGCGCGGCGAATGCCGGATCCGCGATGTCAGCAAGCTCACGCTACTGCTTGCCGGAGCAGAGCCCATCAGCGCTGCCGCCTGATACCCCCAATCCATCCACCGCCAGCCACACAGAAACGGTGGATAAGTCGAGGAACCCCATGAAAGCCACTGAAAACCCCTACTGCGGCGCAGTAGTCATCGGGTTGGGCGTCGTCATGCCCCACCCCAAGCTGCACGGGAAGTTCGTTCTTCCTGGCGGCATCACCTGCGACCGGCAAACAGCCGAAGAAGCCGCGCGAAAACTTCACGACCTGCAGGCGAAGAAAGCCCGCAACTAACCTACCAACACAGGACCCAGACCATGTGGTTTAAAAACCTTCAAGTTTATCGCTTCACCCGCCCGTTCGAGTTGACCGCCGAACAGTTGGAAACCCAACTGGAGGCGTGCGCCTTCACCCCCTGCGGCAGCCAGGATATTTCCCGCTTTGGCTGGACCCGACCCTTCGGCAAGCTCTGCCACACCCTGACCCATGCCGCCAACGGCCAGATCCTGCTGTGCGCCCGCCGCGAGGACAAGATCCTGCCGCCAGCCGTCATCAAGGAACAACTGGCCGAGAAAGTCGAGGCAATCGAGTTCGAGCAGGGGCGCGCCCTCAAGAAGAAAGAGAAGGAGGCCCTCAAGGAGGAGCTGCTTCACACCCTGCTGCCCCGGGCATTCAGCCGCACCGCCAACACCTACGCCTGGATCAACCCGGCCGACGGCCTGCTGATGGTCGATGCCTCCTCCGCCAAGAAGGCAGACGACGTGCTGGCTCTGTTGCGCAAGTCCATTGGCAGCCTGCCGGTGGTGCCGGTGGCGCTCAAGAACCCGCCCGAGATCACCATGACCGAGTGGCTGCAAGAGGGCAACCTGCCCGCCGCCTTTACCCTGGAGGATGAATCCGAGCTGCGCAGCGCGATGGAGCACGGCGGGATCGCCCGCTTCAAGCAGCAGGATCTGATGACCGACGAGGTGAAAAACCACCTCGCCAACGACAAGCTGGTCACCAAGCTCGCTCTGAACTGGGGTGAGCGCCTCAGCTTCGTGCTGGGCGATGACCTCTCCATCAAGCGCCTGAAGTTCAGCGAGGAGCTGCGCGAACAGAACGACGACGTGACCAGCGAAGAGCCCGCCGCCCGCCTGGATGCCGACTTCGCCCTGGTCACCGCCGAGCTGACCCAGTTCATCCCGGCCCTGTTTGCCGCCCTGGGCGGCGAGGAGGCATCGCTATGAGACTGGATGACCTCACCTACTTGCTTGAAACCATCGCCAGCATGGGCGGTGACATCGATAGCGATACCATCGAGGTGCTTTGGGAAGATGAGCGCGGCCGCGAAGGTTGGACTGATGAGTCAATTTCGACTGTAGCCAAACAGGCTGCGGAAACACTGGCGGCACAGGCAGGGCGGATACGTCAACTGCGGGAGCTGGTACAACGCATGACAACCAACCTCTCTCAAGTTGGAGAGGTGGCAGAGGCTGACTCTATGAACCCCATCAAGGTGTGGCTGGCAGATGCAGAAAGCGCCCTGCAGGAGTTCATCACCAATCTTCCATCAGCAGAGTTCCTCAGTGTGGCTGAGCAGTTGATTGGCACTCACCCGTTCCTCTATGTCGAACTTAGCCGTACCAGATCCACAGACTGGATGGCGTGGTTGCGTACCAGCGCAAAGGAGACTGAGGGGGCCCTACTTGCCAGCGGCCAGGGTCTTACTCCTGATGAGGCATGCCGATACGCCTTGGCGCAACTGAAACAGAACAAGGAGGGTGCAGCATGAGCAAGGTGAAAACCATGGGCGCATCACCGCTTACCGGCACTATCTACCAGGGCACTCACGATACAGAAAAATGCTGCTGGGTTGGGCAGAAAAAGGATGTGACTGAGCTGGCGTGTCGCTCCGTGGCTGAGCATTTGAAGATCACAAAGCGCAAGGTTGCGTTCGGCTTGGCCGATGGTGGGTTTGTCGTGCTGCAGGCATCGGTTGTCGATGAGCTTCCGGCCGAGTTCAACGAGATTGGAGATGCGTCATGAGCGAAAACACCAAGGGGCTTCTGGCCCTTTTTCGTAACGGCCAGTCGGTCGGCTCTGCCGATGGCACCGGCGTCTGCGAAGTCTGGCCGCGGGATGAGAACAGCTTTCCAGACAGCGAAGGCAAGGCCAACGCCCGCCGCATTGTCGCCTGCTGGAACCTGCTTGACGGCTATGCCACCGAGGAGCTGGAGGGCGTGACGCTGGCTGAGTTCGTGGCCAAACAAGCCTTCATCAGCCAGTTTGACGCCAATGACGGGATCAACCTCAGCATCTCAGGTGTAGCGGTGCAACTGCTGGCCGCCTCGTTCGCTGGCCAGTTCAAGGCCAGTGGCGCCACTAACTACCTGGAGCTGAGTGGCAACCACCCGGAAACTGGCCCCTTCACCATCACCATGCAGCGCAAGCATGGGCTCTCCCCGGCAGAGAAGCTGGTCGCCATGACCAAGCAGCGGGATGTGCTGCTTGAGGCGCTAAATGGGGTGCTTGGCGTGATGAACAACAGCCAGGGCGTGGCCGGCTGGCACAAGAACGGCGCCATCGCCACCTGGGACGAGCTGCTGCCGGAAGTGGCCGCCGCCCTCGAATTTGCGGAAGGAGAGCAATCGTGAAGCGATTCAACTGCACACTGGCCGACAAACGTGGCGAGTTTGGAGAGTGCATGGAGGCCCACAACACTGGGCGCTATGTACTGTTTTCTGATGTGGAGAAACTGCAGCGACGCATGCAGGAGATGCTGGATAAGAGCAACAACACCGGCGTTGCAATAGAGCGAGCCATCTCCACCGGCTCGGTGCTGGCCGACCACCCGCTGAAGTCGCGGCTTGAGCTGCTGGCAAATCACCATAAGCGCGAGCAGGAGCTGGCCGAACAGCTGGCAGGTGCCACCCGCCAGTACTGGGTGATGGCGGATCTGCTGCGGGAGGCCCAGCGCTATGTCCGCTATCGCCTAGAGTACACGGAATGCGATGCTCGCATCGTGATGGGCTTGATTAACGACATCGACGCCCTACTGGCTGACCAGCTGCCGAATCCCGCTGTGACAGTAACCGAAACCATCCGCACCGCGCCGGAGCGCATCTGGCTGCAGGTTGGTGACCAGAGTCACTACCACAGCGAGCCATTCCCGAGCGATACCGGCGAGGTGAGCTGGTGCGCTGATTCGGTGGTTTCCTGCGAGGTGCCATATGTGCGGGCTGATTTGGCTGGCCATGTCGTGAGCCAGCCACTGGGCCTGCTTATTCAGATGACCGACATACTGAAAATGTGCCGTTCTGCACTGATTACCGCTCATGAAGATGTGCAGGACGACACTGGCAAGGGGGTTATTCAGTATCGAATCAAGCTGGCAACCAAGGGCATCAACATGGCAGAACATGCCATCGATGCCGCTCAGGCAAGCAGCGGGCGCTTTATCACCGAGAGTCAGGAGCTTGAGCTGATAACCGTACTGCAGTCCATCGTGAACGGATTCAGCGATGATCCTGCCCATGATGCTGCAGCGCTGCTCAAGCGGATCGCCGGCGAAATGCCGTGGACGGGTGACTCCTTCCGGCTTCCGCCACGCCAAGACGCACAGTCTTGCAATCAGCCACCATCCCTGACTGGACAGGTTTTTGCCGGGCTTAGTGCGGCCACCGCACTGTCAGGGCTCGATGCAAGCTCAGCTGCAGATGTGGTGCAACTGATGCTGGAAGCAGCGGAAGACAAGGGAGGTGAGCCGTGCGCTTTAGAGAGCCGATCATCCAACAAGGCTTGACCCGCACAGAAGCCGACGAGACCCGCGCCAGATACCTCCGCATCAACCCCGGCGCCCGGGTCACCATTGATAGCCAACCCGATAACCCCCAGCTCAAGACCCTGATAGCCCACCTCCCCGTCCTGCCCTTCCAGCAGGTGCTGGCACCAGGTTTTATCGGGTACCGCGGCTGGCGGGCATAACCAGAGCCCCGGCCAGTCCGGGGCTTTTCATTGAGGACCAACCATGGCGAAAATTTACATAGCCGGGCCGATGAGCGGCCTGCCGAACTTCAACCGCGACGCCTTCAATCTCGAGGCCGAGCGCCTGCACACCCTCGGACATATCGCGCTCAACCCCGCAATCCTGCCGGATGGGCTGGAGCAACACGAGTACATGGCCATCTGCATCGAAATGGTCAAGATGGCCGATCAGCTGGTCATGCTGCCGCATTGGGAGCGCAGCGCCGGCGCCAGGGCAGAGCACGCCCTGGCCATCAAGCTCGGCAAGCCGGTGATACTGACCTCAATCCTGCATGAGGAGGCAGCGTGACCAAACAAAAGGCGGCCGGGATCGCAATCCTGGCCATTAACATTCTGGCCGTCATCGTGGCGGCCGACCTGTTTGTGAAGGGTTGATGATGGCCGACAACAAGGAATTCGCCGAGCAGATCGCCGCCGCCATGGTGGCGCTTGGTACCGAGGAGGCTCTGAGCTGCATGACCAGGGTTATGTGCTGGGTCGCAGCAGACCACGGCCAGCCCATTCAGTTCGAGTGCGATCTCGGGGTGGTAGCAATCGAACCAAAGCAGCAACCGCTGCAAAGCTGAGGTGAAATAGACCATGGAAATGACTTTTACAGCCCTGATAGCCCTTGGCGTGAGCTGGTCGGCCGGTGCCGTTCTTGAGGTGTCAGCACATGAATCAGATGTTCGGAAGATGGTTCTTGATGATATAGCCGATGATGGCGACAAGGAGTTTATTGATGCTCTCGGCGCTGGTCTGCCAAAGTCCGGCCTTATCAAGGTTCATGCCGAACTGGTCGGCTGGCCGAGCGAGTATGAGGCTGGCGAGTACAGGCTGATCAGCGCCACGACAGTATTGGCTCCAGAACTGGCTAACGTCATGGCGGCTGATGTGATCGCCGCAGCAAGCAACTGATCGAGGAAAAGCGACCATGAGCAAGACAGTGTATACCTGGGCGGCCCTGGCCACCCATCTGAATGAGCTGTATCACTCAGGCCAGCTGACCGCGGACACCCCGATTTCAGCTTGTGGGCTGACCGGCCTGAGCGTTGAGCTCAAGGAAGGTCATCTGGTTATCGATGAGCCTGCTGATTAACGGCCCTTCCTTCAATCCAACCGGCGCCCCATCCTCTGGGACAGGAGGGCCACGCCATGCAACAACTTCAACTGACCATCGACCAGGACAGCCAGCTACTCAACGAGCTGGTCAGCACCGTGCGCTCCCCCACCCTTTCCCGTTCGGCCAAGCTTGCCGAGATCGGCCGCATCTTGGCGCACTTCGATCTGCCTATCGAAGCGCCCAGGGTGACCGCCCAGCTCTGGAGCGCCACCGAGCTGGGCAAGGAGCTGGGGGTCAGTGCCCAGGCCATTGGCCGGCTGGCCAACCAGCACAAACTCAAACGCCCGGCGTTCGGGGAGTACCGCCTTGACCAAGCGGTCAGCAGCAGGAAGCAAGTCGAATGCTTCCTCTACAACCGAGCCGGCCGGGATGAAATCACCAGACTGACGAGGACCAACCACCATGGGAACAGCAGCAGATCCGGCTCAAAGCCAAATTCAGGGTCAGCTCATCATAATGAGAATGCCTGACGCCATCCCGCTCAGTACCTACCTGAGCACAATAGAACTCACCGACCGTGACACCATCAATAAGCGGATCCAACGTGGCATCTGGCAGTTAGGGGTGCACATCGTCAACGTGGACGGGGTGAAAGAGCGCTGGGTTAACATCGCAGAGGTGACAAA